CGCGGTCACTGTCACGACGCGCCATCTCATAATGGTCGGTGTAATTAGTTCCTAAAGCCTTACGGGCCGCAAACGTTATCTGTGCATCGCGGCCACACATCGCACACTCGACGCCGACATCATCGCCACCTTCGACGCTGGGTCGGCCAGCCAAGCGCCACACCATCTGCGAGGCTGTGTCGCTCACGCCGCCTCCTCTGCGATCTCTTCGATACGGGTGGCGTCGGACAGCGCGTCCAGTGATAGGCATTCTGTGTACCCGTCACCGTTGGATGGCTGCACGGCGAAAAACGGTTCGTCGCTGCCACACGCCTCGGCTTTGCCGTCGATCGTCACCCGGTAGTGGTGTCCCTCTTGCATCTGGTCGGGGGTGAGGGATGGCTTCGGGTGACGGGTGGCAGGGTCGAGGATGGCCATAACGGCGCGTAGTTCGTCGTCGGAGTCGATGAGATCGTGCGGGCTAATGGTCGTGTCATATTGCTGCATTTCAGCCAGAGCTCGAACGGCCTTCTGCCACACCTCTTTAGGGATACCTGCGGGTGGGGGTGTTGGGTTACTCATGGCTGCTCTCGCATTCGTCGCAGGACTCCCAAGGCGGGAGTCCGCACATCAAGATTCCGGTTGTCGAATCCTTCGTGCGGCTGTGGCAGAGGCATTCGCAATACGACGTGTCATCGTGAGCATCATCGGGGGGCAGATCAGGGGTAGTGGTGTTACTCATCGCGACCTGCCCAATGGATCCGGTAGTGCAGATTTACGGTGCTCTTTACCTTCTTCAGCGCGCTTTGAAATTCGGGGAGATCGGATACCAGCTGGTCGGATGCGCTGGTGAACGAATCAATGCTGGACTTCTCGACCTCCCTCGAAAGACCGACAACGATCTCTTCGAGCCGATCGGAGCCTTTCTGGATCATCTCTAGGGCATCCTTGGCGCGCTCAAGGTTGCGTCGCCGCCGGCTGTGCCATCCGCTGTTGGATTCGCTGCCGTTAAAGCCGGCTGGTTCTGCCTCGAATGCCAGGGCGCGGTAAAGCTCCGAAAAAACGTCGGCATTTGGTTGGGCTACTTTGGGATTACTCATCGGTGCTGTCCTCTGGGGTGTAGGGGGTCCAAGGGCCGACAGTGCGGCGCACAAGTTGTGTGTTAAGACCGAGGCTCTGGTGAGCGAGCCAGTCAGACAAGGCTCCGTCCTCACTGTTGAACGAATAGGTGATGCCGCCAATGACCACGGCGTATTCGTATTCCTCAGGCATTGGGTCTCTTGCTCTCGAATTCGATGATCGACTGAAGTTCGTAGCCAGTTGCATGGATGAGTGCGACCGCCTTCTCGGCCTCATTGATGTCGCCGTTCTCCAGGGCTTTCAGCGCCGTCATGGATAGGTCGATGGTTGACTTCACGCCTTTAGCGACTAGCGCGAGTGTGTCCTGTGTGGCGTCACCCATGGACGCTCAGCTCCTCTAGGTGCACTACGTAGACGGCCTTGGCACCTGGCATGAGGTCAGCCCAGTAGTCGGCATTGCCGAAATTGTCGAACCACATCGGGTAGCCCGGCCCTTCTTCGATACAGGTTCGGTATGTCCGGTCCTCGTCGGAATAGTCAATTGCAACCGTCGTGCCGTCCGGTGGCTCAGGCCAGGTGAGGTTAGACATTGGCCGTCTCCTCTTCTGGCCATGTGACGGTGATGATTGCGGTCTGGACCAGCTCCTTCACCCGGCGGTATGTGGCCTCGTTTTCCTCGTCGGTGCCTTCCACGAAATCGCATATGGCATCCCAGGTGAATTCTCGGCCCATGTCATCGATGTGGCACTGCGCGAACTGGCGCATTTCTGTCTCATTCATTTGGGGTCTCCAGGGGTGTTGGTGGTGCGGAGGGCTATCTGTGTCGATCGGAAAATGAGCGTCGGGATCCCAGCTGTTCGGGCACGCTTAATGCAGTCCGATGTGCCTGGTGATGTGTTGAGGGGGAACGCCAGGCAGAGGTCTGCACCGGCGTCAACCATCTGCTGATTACGGATCGGCCCAGCGGCTTTACCGAGACGATCCCAGTCGGCCGGATGTGGATCCTGATCGAGGATTGAGGCCGGAATGACGGTGTTCCACCACCGCCACTCGACCCAGTCGGCCGCGATCTTGTCGGCACCTGTTTGGCAGGCGCCGTGCACCACAATGAGCTGCTTACGGGCGCTCAGTGACATGTAGACGTTGTCTAGCCGTTCAGTGATGGCGCGATCATCCGTCCAATCACGGGAGCCGGTAATGAGTAGGCGATAGGGCGTCACAGCACACCGTCCAGTAGCTCGAGGACGTCGGCGGGTGGTCGCCATAGGCCTTGCTGGCCACGGCATGGGATGGGCTCGGCAAGTTTGCGAACATTGGCGAGGGTCCAATGCCAGGCATCCAGCTCGGACCATGCCCCGCAGCAGGCGTCGCTGCCGCCATAACGCCATGAACGTGACTCGAAATGGCAGTCGGTTAGTTCGGCGATGGCAATTACGGCCCCCAACACCATCCCCATTGGGGGCATGGCTAGGCCGCCTGGCATTTGCGCGTCGTAGTCGATTCTCTGGCCTGCATGGATCAGCAGCGGGCCGCGGTAGTGGGTGGCTCTGGTGCGGTTCTCGACCTTTTTTCGGTCAGAGCAGATTGCCCAGGCCCAGGGTTGGCGGATGGTAAGAGCACGGATGTCAGTCATCAGAACCGCCACCACCCGTCGAATCCGAGAGGTATGGCCGGGTAGCTGTCGAGCATGGGGCGCAGGAGGGTTAGATGCTCTTCGACAACTTCGGGTTCTTGAGCGCCCCAGTAGCGGTCGCCGTCCCAGCGGCCCTCGCATTGTGCGCCATAACGGCCGTCGTCAAGTTGGCCCAAGAATTGCTCGGCCGATGGCGCCATGCCCCGGTGAATATTCCAAAGGTTGCCGATACAGGCCCGAGTGACTCCACCTCGTCGGCGGAACCATGCGGCCATGATGGTGGCCTCATAGGTTGCGCCAGCGTCACCATGCTGGCTTTCGCTCACATCATTAACGTCGAATGACGGCAGATAGACGGCGTAGAGGCCTTTCGAGATTCCGAACTTGTCGGTGCGGATCATAGCTGGCTCTCCCTTGCATCCTGGAGCTCGCCGCGAGCCTGATCAAGCTCAAGGTTTAGGCGGGAAATTTCAGTGTTTTGCTGGTCTACATGGGCCAGTAGTAGGTCCACATCGGCCACGACACGGTCCAGGGCCTTAAGGCTCTCCTGGAGTTCGTGCCACCACGAAATAGAGAAGAGCGGGGCGGTTGAATGGAGAATCGCCCGTTGGTGTTTGCGGATTTCTTCGACAGAGACCACGCCCCACTCGGCGGGTTCACCGGTCATGACTTGGATCCCTGCGTGATGTAGTCGTACATGGTTTTGACGTGACGGGCATCCTCGAGTGCGTTGTGCTGACCGTCTGCTTGTTTCGGCAGGTCGTTGTCGCCCACGCCTTTCAGCAACATCAGCGTTTCGATGTCGTGTGTCTTGTGCGGCAGACCCTTCGGCATGGTGATCATCGGGCCGTAAAGCTGGGCGAGCTTTACGTGGTCATAAGCTGCACACCAGGCCCACAACTCCGGCCCGCCGTCCTGTGCGAGGAGGAATGCTCGGACTTCGTTGGCGATGACCCACTGGGGTTTTACAGCCTCATGCTTTCGATCAATCACAAGCGACCCGCCGCGGATTTTTAGTGCATCAGCGAGGGTTCTTGCTTGCGCCGACTTAACAGTCGGCAGGCTGGGGACAACGTTTTTCATAAGCCATTCGTTGCCGCCGATGCGCATCCACGGGGCGTCGTTGTTGACGGCGTAGTATTCGCGGCCGTCGTCGCTCACGATTCCGATTGAGATGAGCTCAATCGTCTTGCCATCCTCTAGAAATTCTGTGTCATAAAAGTATTTCGACATTTCAATTGTCCTACTTCGAATTCGCGATGACGGGGACGCCGGAGCCTGAGAAGCAGGAGAATCCGGGTGGGATGTCTTTGCCGTCGCGGTAAATGTCACGGACCAAGTCCAGGCACTTACTGGTGAGGATGTCGGCGGTAAGTGAGCTAGTCAGGGCGTTGTTGGCTTCGGCTTCGTTGGCGGCGGTGTTGCGGCGCTGTTCACTGATCCTGGTGTCGGCCAATGCGGCTTGGAATCCGTCGAGCTTCTTTTCCGTGGTGGCGTCATAGCGAATGAGTGGAATGACGATCGAATTGATTTCGACTTGATCACCGACGCGGTCGCGGAGCATTTCGGTGGCTTGCTTACCGAGCTTGTCCAAGTTGTATTCGGGGTGATCACTGTCCTTTTTCTCGACAGCCACAAGTGGGTCATAGGTCGAGAACACTGAATTAAGGACCGCGGTCAATTCCCGGTTAACGAGACTGTCGCGCATGTTCGAAAAGGTTTTGTAATCCTGATACAGCTTGGGTGCCGCGTCTTGTTTGATGCGCCAGCGGGTCGAGTTATCGACACATGCGGTGGCCTGGTTAGCGATGCGCACCGTCGTGCAGTGGTCTTTGCCAGTCCGCTTCAGCGTCTGGATTGAGGCGTCGAATTCGACGACTTTCTGCCACGGCGCGATCCAATGCAGGCCGTTGGACAGGACGCCGACTGGCTTGCCGAAGCTCGTGACGACACCCACGGTTTTGGTGGGAACACTGACGACGCTGGACATGAGCAGAAGGAAGCCGGCGACTACAGCTAGACCGGCCGCTATGAAACGTAGAAAGACTTTCGCTCCCCGCGCGGCGTCTGGGTCATTGGTCTTGTCTGGGTGTATGAGCAGCGAAATGCCGAAGGGGATCAGTGCTAGGACTGCGAAAACGATGGTGGTGATAAGCCATCCGGACATGTAGATGCCTCTCGTTAGGGGTCGATTGAGGAGAGTGAAACTGGGGAATTTAGTACGCGAACTTTGTTTGCGAACAGTGTTGACGATACTCGCCTAACTAGGGCGGTGCCAACTTTGTTCGCTAACAAAGTTGTACTGTTGGGGGTGTGAGCGACCACAGCGACGAGATGCAGCGAGCCAAAGCGCGGTACGACCGCGCTCGCAAAGCGCTCTTTGACGCCATTCGCGCCGCCCTCGCTGCCGGTATCGGTCCTTCGCAGATTGCCCGCGACAGCGGCTTTACCAGGGAATACATCGCCAAGATCCGCGACGGGCGCGGCCCTAAAGACGTGTGATGGTGTACGCCTAGTCCTCATCGGAGGACTCCCGCTCGGCTCGTGGCCGTGCCTGTGGCTGGCGGTCCTGTGCCTTACGTTTCTCGTTGAGAATGATTCGGTCGCACCAGCGGTCAACGGCAAGGCCGCTGTCCCACCATGTGGGTCCTATCGGGGTGTCGCGCCATTGAGCAGCCATCAGGTGGTCCCTTCTGAGAGTTCGGCCGCGAGGAGCTGGCCGCGTAGGCGCAGGAGGCGAAGAAACGTTTCGTCGAGCGGCCACTTGTTGCCCTTGAACTCGTTGCACGAGACGCAGGCCGGCCGCAGGTTCGATGGCCACCAACACCCGCCAGCTGACAGGGGTTTGACGTGGTCCCAGCTGGTCGCGGGTTGGCCGCAGATCCAGCAGCGGCCGGCGTAGTAGGCCCAGCGGTCGATGCACCGCTGGTCTGTCTTTCGGGTGTTGCTGGATTTGATGCTGGCCGGGCCGGCTAATGCGCGGTGCCTGCGTTGGCGTCGGCGCATCTTTTCGCTGCGCATCAGGTGTCACCGGTAACGATGCGGATGGTGCGTGGCTTGCCGGGCGTGTAGGTGATGAGGCCTTGCGCTGCCAGGTTGCGTAGCCGGTGCTGGACGGATGAGGCGGATGTGAGGTCCAGGTGTTGGGCTAGCTCGCGGATGGTGGGCGCGTAGCCGAGTTCGGTTGTGAGGTCACGGATGGCATCAAGGACTTGGGTGTCGGTGATGCCGCGCGACCCGGTTGTGCGGTGCTCTTTCAGATCGGTCATTGGGGGAGCCTTTCCAGGCTGGGGGACTTAGCGATGGTGTGAAGTTCGGCGCTGATGCGCCCGTCGGTGAGATCGGTGGGGCGCCACACGTGGGCGTCTGCGCCGGCGTGGGTGAGCTGCCATAGCCACTGGTCTTGTTCGGCAGTTGTGCGGCCGCGGCGGGTCTTGAGCTCGCGAAACAGCAGCCCGTTCGGGCCGACGATCACCAGATCGGGGAAGCCGGCACCGTCAGCCGACACGGGCGTTGCCCAGCCTTTAGCCGTTCTGGCGGGCCGGAAGTGCGCGACCCGCAGATGCAGGACCTTGCACAGGGCCAGGACAGCCCGTTGGAACTGGGCTTCGGTCATCGCAGTCATGACACACGCAGCCCGAGCTGGCCGGGGATTTGGTCTTTGGTTCGAGGTCGACGCGCACCGGTGGCTCGCTTCCAGATCTCGGCATGTTGGGCGCAGACCCGAACCGTGAGTGCTGGAGCTTTAATCTCCATGTATGCGCGTTGCGGCCAGAATCCGGTGCCAGGGTTGGCGTGCATCGTGGCAATGCATTCATCGCACGGGCCGCGACGTTTGCTGGCAATGCGAGCAATCTTGACTGGATCCGAAGCGCTGATCGCGCTGTCATCGAGGATTGGCGTTTGCGGGGGCGCGGTCATGTCGGCTCACCGCCGTCGCGGTCCCACGAGTGCACGAGTAGGCCACGCTCGTGCATGTCCCGCTGACCGGGACTGGTGTCGGTATGCACACGGGTGTGACAGTTCCGGCACGTCGTTTTCGTAATCGTGGGATCGGTGATTGAGCCGCCACGCGCCCTCGTGAGCGTTTCGTGGACATCGATCGCGCGGCCCTCACAGCCCGGCAGACGGATTTGGCACCACGGGTTGGCACTCAGGAGTGCGTTCACCATTTTGGTGCGCTCTCGTTGCTCCTGAGCCCGTTTCTTGGACTGCTTGCGGATCGGTGTGTGGCGTTGGAGCGGTGTTGTGGTCCGGAGTGGAGTCCGGCGCTGCAAAGTGGACGACATCATGCCGCCACCGCCCGGGCTTGCATGGCCCGCTGATACTGGGCCTCACCGGCAACCACCCACAGCGGCATCTGGTCGGTGACATTGCCCTTAGCCCGCAGGTCCAGATATTGGCAGTGGGCGGCCTGTACCGCGGTTGATTCTGGATCCGGCTCCTGGGCTAGCTCACGCATTGTCTCGTCGGTGCCGACCATCGCAGCCAGGACTGCGATCAGTTCCGGCCACTGGTCGATTGGCAGCCGGCTCGCGACCACGGCTGGAACGGCGTGCATCCCATCGGTGTGGGCGATCAGCGCCAGCTCGCCAGCGAACTGGGCCATCCGATCCGTGGTGGGCGCGGTCATGACACACCGGCCAGGGGGCGGCGGGCCAGCTGACCCAGGTGGCGGTCACGCAGCAGGATCGACCCCGCCGAAGCCACATTCATCGACCACGGCTCCGGTGTCTCGATCTGCACCAGGTCGTGGCAGCGATCCCGCACCGCTGGTGACAGGCCATGATCCTCGGCACCCAGCAGGTAGCAGGCCCGTTCCGGATGCTGGTAGTCGGCCAGCATCGTCGCTCGCGGATCCAGTTCCACACCGATGAGGGGTGTGGCGTGCGGTAGATGCGCCACCAGGTCGTCAAGGTCGTCGTAGTGGTGCAGCGGGATGTGGCGGCGGGTGTTGGTGGTGTCCGAGGCTTGGCGACGGCGGTAGCGGCGGCCAACGGTGAAGATTCCGGCCGCCCCGTACAGGGCTGCGGCACGCCACAGGCCACCAACGTTGAGGTCGTCTTTGGTGCGCCAAATCCCGATGACGAAGTACCCGCGTGGGGTGCCGAAGTTAGAACGGGGGCTCATCGTCGCCCCCAATCCGACTCGTAGCAGCTGGGGCGGCGGTGGCCCACGGGTCGTCGGCTGACGCCGGTTGTTCGCTGGCTCGGGCAGCCCGGCCCGATTTGGCGGTCGCCCACTTCAGTGACGGGCCGATCGAGTCGACGAGGACGGCGATTTTGGACCGTTTCGCGCCGGTGGTTTTGTCCTCCCAGCTCTCCTGCATCGCACGGCCGGCAGCGACAACGTCGTCGCCTTTACGCAGGCTTTCAGCGATGTTTTCGGCCATCTGCTTGAACGCGGTGCAGTCCCAAAACGTGGTGTCCTTTTCGACCCATTCGCCGTTGTCTTTGAACCGGCGGGAGGTGACGATCGTGAACTTGCAGACTGCGGTGCCACTAGTTGTGAAACGCAGTTCCGGGTCGCTGGTGAGGCGCCCTTGCAGGGTGATTGGTGCACTCATGGGGTGTCCTTTTCGGGTGGGATGATTTCGCCTTCGAGGGCCTCGGATGCGATGTGGCCTGCGGCGCGTTCCCGGTGAAGGCGCGCCAAGGCCACCGCACGTGGCGATGGTGGGAGCCGTTGCGCGGGGATCAGAGTTCGGCGCACTAGCGGCACCGACTGGAAGACGCCAGCAAGTTCCTGGGGCCTAAACCGTTGCTCCAGGTGCGGCGCTTCGGGGTCGGGCCGCCCGTCGCCAACGGCTTGGCGGTGGGCCTTGAGCTGGCGCTGAAACTCGCGTGTGTTGTCAGGATCACCGCTAAAGACGAAGCTGGCGTCGGCGCCATTCACCCGCTCGCGGCGGATCTGGCGGACGCCAGATCGGACATGAGCAGGCATGATGCGGTCAGCGCTGGAGCCGTAGTGGCTCTTCACGGCGTTGACGGCGTCGGAGTAGTTCAGGTCTCCGAGTACGTCGTGCCATGCGATGACGTCAGCTTCGCCGATCGTTCGGGCGTCGAAACTTGCACAGACGCCTAGCAGCAACGAGACCTCCGCCCGGTTCATGCGATCGCCTCCTGCGCGGCGAATTTCTGGGCAAGTTCCATGGCGGCACTGACCCGTTGGTCTGTTGTTGAAGGACGTGGGGCGGCGACAGCGGACCGGGCGGATGGCCGGGCGGCTTGCATGCGCAACGTCTCGAATTTGTCGCGGAGCTTGGGGACCGATCGAATGATCGAGCGCCAAAACTCGTTGTCTTGGCACCAGTCGATGGCGCGGTGAATTTGGTCTTCCGTCAGCGCGTCAGCCGTCTGCATCAGTCGAGCGGCGTCCCGCCATTTCTTGCTAATGCGTGGGCGTGAGGAACCGTTGGAGACGATCCGGTCGGCGAGGTGCTCGCAAATTCGATCAACAGCCAAGGCGATTTCTGGATCGACGTTGGAAACTTCCGAAGGAATTTCCGACGATGGTTCTTTCCCTTCCTTTCCCTGTTCCTTTCCTTTCCTTTCCGGCGGTGAAGGTTCCGTGAGTATTCCGTGAGCATTCACTGAATCTTCAGTGAATGAGTTTTCGCTGCTCAGGGCTATCGGAGTCCCGGCATCGGGGTTGGGGAGGTTGCTGGAGGATGGGCGGCTGATTCTCTGGTGTTCTGACCAACCTTTGACCGCGAGATAACGCCGATTCGCGACCTCGTAGTGAGCTATCAGTGAAGCCTCAGTGAGGGCTCCGAGATCGCTCATGACGTCTTCGGCGCTTACGTCGTCGAGCGGCCAAATCGCAGCTTTGATCAGACGCGGTTCGGCCAGACACTTGCCCTCGTCATCAACGTGTGTCCACAAGCCAATGAAGGTCAACCGCGCCCGCAAGGGGAGGCCCGCAATCGACAGCGATGTAAAGAATTCCGGCTTGATCGTGCGAATCCGCGCCATCAGATCCTCGCCCCCTTACTGCTATTGCAGGGGCGGCACAGAACCCTCAGGTTTGCCACGGTGTCGCGACCACCGCGCGACCACGGAAAAATGTGGTCAAGCGTCAGGTCATGGACGGAGCCGCAATCAAGGCATTGGTGGCCATCGCGCGCGAAGACGGCATCGCGAATCCATTGAGGTATCTTCTTGCGGTAGTCCGTGCGTTCAATGCTCCAAAGGACGATGTCTTTTCCGCTTCGGGTCGCAATGTTTTGCAGCATTCGCCAGCCGCCCTTTGCACGTACCCAAAGCTTGGAGCGAACCAGCTCGTCAGCTGCGGTGTCGCCACCCAAAGCGCGGACAGCGTCGCGGGGCAAATAGCCGTCCGAGCCACTGCGGGCGATCCAGGACCCGGCCTTGACCCAGAGGCCGATCGCGGCATCCGAAGCCAGGGCCGTGTTTGGCAGCGAGTGGAACAATGTGTTGACCCTGAAGACGTTCACGCAGCCACCAGCCTTGGCAGACAGGGTCCGGCCGTGTAGACAGCGATGGTTTTGCCGTGAGTGCCCTTGTCGGTGGAGGTCACCGACTTTTTGGTGCGGGCGATCTCGCGTTCCTCAGTCATGCTCAGGAACACGGCCCCGATCAGTGCCTTCTTTTTGACCTCGATTCCCGCATTGACGAGGGCGTTGCGGACCTCGTTGGCGGAGAACTTGTCGTAGATGCGGGCGCAGTGGCGGATGGCCGCACGAATGTTTTGCTTGTCGCGCTCGTCGCTGCTTAAGCCTTGGAGTGTGATGGGGTCCGGCCATGCCACCCCCTCCAGTGGCACGGCCGGAACTGGGTGTTGCATGGTGTTGGATTTCGGGAGGCTGCACCGCTGGCAGTAGCCGGTGCGGTCTGGGTCCTCATAGTGGTGCGGGGTGCGGTGGATCATGCCCCCATGTCCTTTCTGGTGGTGCTGATTACTCGGCGGCGGGAAGTGCGAGCGGGTTAATGGCGCCACTGCGGATGGCATCCAGCACCTGTTTTCGGGCGTCCTTGGTGGGCCGCACTGTGAGGTAGCTGTCTTTGGTGCCGATCTCCACGCCGTCGGGGATTTCGCCGGTTGCCTCGATGCGGTTTAGTAGTCCGCTGGTGTAGGAGGCGCGCACGCGCTCCACGATTTCTTCGGGTGCATGTCGTCGTACCCAGTCGGTGTAGGCGCGTTCGTCGACCACTCGAGCTACCGGTTTGCCGCCGGTCATGTGGATGGTGGCGACCTCGGTGCCGTCTGGCAGTTCTACGTTGGCCTGCCGGGTTTTGAACGCTTGCATCGCGGCGTGGACTTCGTGCCGGTCGTTGTAGTCCTGCTCTTTGATCAGTTCGGACATCACCTTGTAGGCAGTCAGGCGCTGCCCTGCGTCGATGTGGCTCATGCCGGCACCGCCACGGGTGCGTCTGGGGCTTCGGCCATGGTGTCTTGGGTGATGCGGACCCTGGCGAGCTCGATCCTGTTGCGGCTTGCCTCGACCTCTTCGGGCGACCATGCGCCTGCGTCTTTAGCCGCTTTGATGTCGCGCCACAGCCCCCGAAGCTGGTCCAGATGCCGGGCCTCGGCTATCAGCTTGTCCACCTGAGCGGGTGAGGGGATCGGTGTGGGATTAGGCGCCGGCTGAGTGGGCGGCTTGGCTGCGGTGGGGGCGAGCTCACCGTGCACATCGTTTGGTCCAGCCTCGTCATCAGTTGTCAGCTCGGCGAGTTGCCGTGGTTCCGCGTCGCTTGGATCGCATTTGAGGACATCGAAGATCAACCACTCGAGCGAGAAATTCGGCACGGGTTTGGGCCGATCTACGCCAGGGCGGATGCCGGCGTGCACTGATCGGGCGCCGACGATGATGGGTGGGTGTTCGCGTGACAGTCGCACCCACACGGAGGCGTCAAAGGCAAGGTTTTTGTGGCCCTCTACGCGGTAGTCGCTCTGCTTGGGAATGGGGCGACCATTGGCATCGAGCGCCGCAGTTTCTTTTCCGCGGGCGATCATGATGACAATTCCGGGGAATGTCATCAGTTTTGTCATCAGCCGCCGGTGACGCGTAGTGGCGTCATTCCAATAATTCATGGAGACATCAATTTCGGCGTTCGGGTCTTGCTGGAGCCGTTGCTGATTCTTTTTGGATCCGCGGGCACACTTGGCAGCCCAATCCTTCAGCAGATCCCATTCCGCGGTCATCGAGTCGATGACCAGAACGACGGGCGGTTCACCAGCGTCGGCAGCCTTCTTGGCCTCGGCATACACGGCTTCGACACTGTTGATGATGCTGCGCCAAGACCCGTCGTGTTCAACGACCAAATAGCGGACGTCGTCTATTGCGCCGTATTCGTCAGCGGCACCTTCGGATAGGTCGATCCAATAGGTTTGACCGACCTTTTTACTGGCGCTGAATTGCGCGGCCGCATACGATTTCCCGGCCTTTTCGCCGCCCTCAAGCAATATGAGAGGCCACGGCACTCGGCCTGTTGGTGGACGCGTTTTAAGCGCTGGCGTATTCATTTGTTTTCTCCAAGCAAATTGCAACGGTTGGGGAAAGCCCTGGGTCTTTGAGGACGTACTCGGCCCGCTCATAGTGGCGATCCAGGGCGCTGTCGAGGCGGCTTTGGATTTGTTCGAATCGGTCCTCGATCTCGAATTCGGCGGTGACCGTGACCGGTTCGTCGCCTTGCATTAGCCGAGCGACGCGTTCGAGGTATTCGGCGAGCTCTTCGATGTCACCGGGGGAGGTGGCGGCGAGGGCGATCAGGTTGGAGGCGGTGAGTTCCATCAGGCCACCGCCTTCAACGCGGCGCGTTCCCTGAGGGCGGCGATGTGCTTTTTAAGTACGTCGCTGTTGACTCGTGCCTTGGTATCGAAATATTCGCCTGCTTGCACGACACCGGCAGGGACGAAGCGTTTGTCGGCCTCGATCCAGTCCAATGTCAATCGGGCGCACTCAGCTAGCACCGGGCACTCGTGCAGGCAGATCGACTTGGCCAACTTGGCCTCATCGGAGTGGCCCGACACGGGCGACCACAGATCACGATCGACATCGCACGGTGCGTCGGGAAGCCAACCTCGGTTCTTCATGAGGTCACCCCGTGGCGGTATGTCAGGGTGAGCTTGGAGACCCGCTTACCGTCCTTGGTCTTTATTTCGTCGCGGCCGAACCATCTCCGCTCCCCTACAAGCGCACGGAACCAGGGAGTGCTATCCCCGGCTGACTGAGGGCCGAATACGTATTGCTCGCCGCACTCGTCCTCGGCCCAGTCGCCGGGCTGCCATTCCGGCTCGACATACTCCGGCTCTGGAGGTGGTGCAACCTCGGTTATGACAGCGCCGGCTTTGAGCAGAATCCAAACAATGCTTCTCGGAATTCTGCCCACATCGCCGCCCCCTGCAGGGTTAAGTGTTTGGTGCCTGTCAGCACTGAGCTTGGCGCCGGCGAGGTCGTAGGTGGCGCCTTCGCGGATCTGGTCTACAGAGGTGATGCGGCGCCGCTCGGTGTAGCGCTCAAGGCGGGTGGTGTCGCAATCTACGAGATAACCGCTCTCGTTAAGTTTGACCCGCACCCGACCATTCGGAGTGATGCGTGTGACCACGCTGGACAGGTTGGCGATTACGGACTCTCCGGGCTCGAACTTCTGCGTCATGACTTGCTCGCTTTCACGCCGTGGGGGCAGTGGAGACTGGGGCTAGGGATTGGTGTCAACGAGGTGAGCGGTGTGCCGACCTCGACCGGTTTGGCTCGGTGCCCGCGGGCGGCAATGCGAAGCGCCGCGGATTCGTCAACGCCGTGAAAATGCATGAGGGCGTTGACCGCGGTGCTGCCTTCGGGGACGACGACCCACGCCTGGTCTTTGGTGTCGGGGCAGGTGATCACCCATTTGACGTAGGCCTTACGCATGGCGACCGCCTCGCAGTTGCTGCTCGAGGCGCTGCCAGCTGGCCTGCTCGATCAGCGTCAGTGGGTCGTCATTGGCGACAGCAAGGGCGTTATTGACGTGCGCGTCGTAGGCCCACTGCCGGACAAGCTGGCGGTGTGCCGCGGTAACGCGTGCGACAACGATGCCGACAGCGACACTGGCGAGTAGGGCTCCGAGTGCGCTGCGGGTGTTAAACATTGCGGCCCCCCGATTGAGCAGGGGTGACAACGGGCAGCGGCGCGGTTGGCAGGTCCATGACTTCGGGGGACATCGCCCCGCAGCTGCACGGGCATTGGCACTCCGGGTCGGGCCAGAGCAGCCGGCCGATGCCGCGAGCGATCCAATACAGACCGGCCGCGGCGAGCCCGCACAGGGTGGCGATGAGCGTCAGCCATACCCACCACGAGTCGAGCAGGCCGAATAGGACGTCAGACACCAGACGCCTCACTTACGGGACGAGCTGGAAGTGGGGCGCTGATGACGAGGTGAGTTCGGGAGCCATCAGAGTGATGCCGCCAGGCGTCCACTGTCAGCTCGTCATCACTCTCGACCGCGGCGACCCCGAGGACCCGTCCCCAGGCGCGGACGAGGTCGAGATCGTCGGCATCCTCGCTGTAGTAGGCCAGGTGGTAGCCGTCCATGCCGATAGTGGGCATGCATAGTGATGGCCGGGATTTGAGGACGGGATGGTCGGCCATGATGGCCTGCATGTCGTCCAGCGCCAGATAGGCGGGGTGGATGACTGCCGGCGGCTCCGATCTGGATACGGTCGGGCCGGCGATGATTGTGTTGTCCTTGGCGCCGTCCGGCGGCTGCTTGAGGTTGAACCAGGATGACGGCAGGACGTCGACTGCGTCGGCGGGGAGATCTTTAATGGCGGCCACGGCGGCGCCTCCCTATCGAGAGCGGGCTGAGTAGTAAACGGATGAGGATCGAAAGCAGGCACCACCAGCTGAAGCCGATGTGGCGGTGGCGCAGAAGGTTGTGGCGGCCCATCAGCGACCACCACCTGGGCGGTGTTTGGCGGAGCGCTGTGCGTGACGCCGCTCCTTGGCTGCCTCGATCCGGTCGGAAATTTCGACAACTATGACGAAGCAGGTGTGCCGGATGTGGGGCCACATCTCCCGCAACTTCCAATAGGACAGAAGCCAGAGGGCGACTCCGATGGCGAGAAGCCAGATGCCGATGCGGACGAGATCCCAATGGCTCATGACGCACCGCCCATGCGCCATTCCCAGCAGTCCACGATGGCGGTCAGGAGTCGGGCGGCGGCGAGAATGAAGGCGAGGGTGACGATTGCCCACTCGAGAGGGGTCATGATGCACCGCCGACACGGATCTCGAGGACGGTGATACTGGCGGCCAAACCTGGCGCGTAGTGCAACATCCCGTCAGCGCGGCGGATTTGCTGGCCGTGACGTGCGCGGATCCACGCCTGCACAGTGGGCTGCCCCAAGACGGCATGCCATCCTTCGGCGCCGGCGATGTATCTGAAGTACATGGTGGCGCGGGGACGGCCGGTGGCCGGGACCTCGATTTTGTCGGGCATCCTCAGGCCTGCGGCAACCTGCTCGGCAATAGCTTGCGAGATGGCCTTACGGTCAACCTCGGTCAGTTCGTGGCTGGCGGCAACAATCGTTGTCATGACCGCACCGCCGGCGCGACCTTATGGTCGTTTTGCGAATAGACGGTGTAGGACACCTCGCCGTCGAAATCCCTGTGAGCCTTGTGCGCCCAGCCGTGGCCGTTATCGACGTCGACACCCATTTCCCGAGCGGCAAGCCCAACCGCGGCACTGTCTCCAATGTGGGCTACGTGGGTGATTGCGAGACCGTGGCCGGCGGGTGGGATGGGGAGATCGGTCGTGGCGATCAGCTCGGCGAGCTGGCGGAGCCCAGCGGCCACCTGGCGGCGCCGGTAAATGTCCTCGTCGTCGAGGTGTTCAAGTAGCCGCGCAATGGCACCCTCATGGTCGAATGTGCCAACAGTGACAATCGCGGTGTACCTGTCGTCGGCGAGCTCACCGTTTGGCGTCGCGGCGAACACCATCGTCTCGTCGCCATACACGCTACGAGTGCCAGACACCAGGTAGTCGGTGTCGCCAACCCGGATGTGCCACCAGATGCCGTCACGGTTGGGGCTGTGCTTTCTGGAGATGACCTCCACGTCGGCGCGGGTGAGGAACCTGGTTGGTTGGGTTATAGTTGTCATCACTTCCACCTATTGCCTTTCTGTGTTCGTCGACTGCTTGGTGGGGGCTTTACGGCCGTCCCGGTGCAACGGGGCGGCCGTTCTTTTCGGCCTGGCGGGCACGGGCGCTCTTCTTCTTTGGTGACGCCGGCCCTGTTCCTTTGGCGGGCTTTTCGAAGGTCTTCAGCAGTTGCTGGATCTGTTCGTCTGTGAAAAGCCGGTCGCGGCCGATGCGCGTGTAGGTGATGCGGTCGGCGCGCATCTCGTCTTCCAGCCAGCGCTCAGGCTTGCCGAGCCAGCTCGCGACCTGAGCGACAGTGTGAAGAGCGGGGAACGGAGCCGGGGCAGTCATTCCGCACTCGCTCGGGCGATGGCTATCCGGGCGGCCGTTCTTCTTCTCGGTCTGAATGCAGCCTGCTTTTTCTTGGAGGGTTTTTGCCAGTGGCGCCAGTAACCGGCGAAGTTTGGCTGCTTGCCCCGGTGAGAGTGGCGGGGCTTCGTCGGCGCACTTTTTGGCGTAGCGCTGGATCTCGGCCATTAGCTCGGGGCTCATTCCAGAAGTAGTCATTCCTTCACCCTCTTCGCCCGCGCCTGTGAAGACTTCAGCGACATCTGCAACATCTGGGCACGGCGTAGTTCGAGGGCTCGCCTGCGACGCTCGTCCGCAGGGAGTTGGCCGTCTGGGTCTACCTGTGATTCCAGGTTTTCCAGTCGCTTGTCGCGGGCAGCCTGGGTGCGCGCTGTGCGGTCCGTGGTGTGTGCCCACGAGATTGCGGATGCGATCTTGGCGCGCAGCGCTTTCTGTGCCGGAGTCATGAAAGCTCGCTATTCTTGTTGTCATGCTTGTTTTTCTTGTCAACGCGGGCATCGCAAAAGAGCAGCTCGAACGGCACGTGGAGCTCTCGCGCTAGGGCTTCTGCCATGTCTGGCTTGCAGGTCGCCTGAATCTTCGTAGCCAAATTTCCTATGGTTGTACCTGAGCATCCGACGCGTTCACCGAGCTCCCTGTAGCTGAATCGGTGATGCTTTAGCAGGATTTCAAGTGCGCCCGGCTCGGTAAGGCGCACTCGGTTCGGGCGGGGCGGGCTCATTAATCACCTCCAAGAATTAGTAGCTCAAATGCTAGAGAATCTTGTCAGCTTGTCAACCGGAAGTTGGGGTTTTATTGGGAAAAGTTTCAGGAAGATTGCTTAGGACAACGCTCATGCAGGCATCGGTTAACCTGTCTCCGCGACAAGCATGAAATAGGTAGGAGGTGGTCAGGTGTGCACGCGCTAGCCAAGCTAATCCGAGAATGCATGGATCATGACGCCTCGTTGACGCATGCGAAGATCGCCGAGCTTGGCGGTGGTGACACTGGGATGCGGGGCACGGTTGGTGCGCTCGCTAACCCTAAAAAGGACTCATTGGACGCTGTGCCGAGGCCCAGGACGCTACAAGTCCTAGCGAGAGGTTTGGGTGTTCCTCTACGCCGGGTTGTGCTGGCAGCGGTTGAGGCGGCTGGCCTCGATATTTCTGATCCGGCAGATACTGCTTTTGCGAAACGTGTCCCGCGCGCCGTCAATGACCTGCCCAAAGAAGCCCAGGACAACCTGATAGACATCATCAAAAGCACGATCAAGGCCTATGCACCCACCGAGCCTCTAGGTGCCGAGGATGAGCGCTTGATCGCTGAGCATTCTCGGACTCAGGCCGATGTCGACCTACTTCGCGGCCGCTTCCGGACGATCAATGCGGACCCCGAAATCACGCCACGGGATCGCGAAAAAATTAAGAAGCTACTGGTATCGGACCAGTTCTAACCCACAGTCCAAATGTGCTGCCGCAAAGTGTGCGGCTTTATGTGAAATCCAGTAACAATGCGTCATACCCGCGCGAAAAAATGGCGCACGGCACGAGTCTGCGCCGATTACGGCCGCAACCCGCTCGTACTACACCTTGGCGCCTATGTCCACATTAGAGGTTAGGAAGAGGTCAATACGGTGACCCAACGAGTAAGGCCGTGGCTGCGGCATGTGGTGGTTGTGGCTGTATGGATCGTGGTGAGCCTGGCGTTCATCGCGGGTAGGACGCTGGAATTTGACTGGGCGCCACTGGTCGCGGCGCTCGGTGTCGTAGGCCTGTTTCTCGCCTTGGCGGCGACGATCACGCTGGCCATGGGGGATCGCGCGATCTACTACGTGACAGGTTTCAAGTCGGGGCGGGGTGGTGAGCATCGCTAGCTATAACGACGCCAGACAGGCGGGGTTACGGCCCCGCCCCTACATTTAGACCTGATCGCCAAGTGCCAGGCGTTGGTGCGCTTGCAATGCCCGCTTGACTTTTGTTGTACGTGTGTACCGCTCTGCCATCTGCGTTGACGCGTGCCCAAGCAAGATCGCAAGCTCCCGCTCTTGGCCGAGGTTGTCTAGGAAGTTCGTCGCCATGGTGTGACGGAGCTGGTGCGGGTGAATGTGCCCCAAGCCTGCTTCTTTGCATCGGCTTTCAAGCATCTGCCGCACGCCGGAATCCGTGAAAGGGCCGCGCCCGGTCGCGCCCAGGAAAAAGGTCGGCAGATCGGCGCGTGGCTGACCAGCACGAGTGCGCAGGTACCGGCCAAGGGCGAGAGCCGTCTTGTTGCCGAACGGCAGCTGCCGCTGCTTATTGCCCTTACCGGTGACGACAGCCAGCCCGCGGCGGACATCAACATCCCCCAGCTGCAAGCCGACAATCTCCGATACACGCGGACCGCTATCCAGTAGAAACCGGATGATGGCGGTGTCGCGGACCTGGCGAAACTCTCGCCCCTTACACGCGTCGATTAGCGCCTTGAGGTCCTCGAGCGTCACTGTTGGGATCAGCAGCTCGGGGACGGTCGGGCGTTTCATGTTCTTCAGCGGGTCTTCCATCAGGTCGCCCTCTTCGATGAGCCACCGCATGAATGCCTGCATGCCGGTGTAGCGGCTCAGTATCGAGGAGGGCTCGTAATCAGCGTCCCGCATCGCGGACAGCCACGCTTTGACATGGTTCTTCTCAATGCGTTCATACGGTGCCGCAGGCTCAAGTTGGCGAAAAACGTGGAGGAAAGACCGTCCGGCTTCTAAGTAGGTCTTAATAGTCTTCTTGCTGCACTGGTCGGCGTGCAGGCTTCGTGCCCACATATCCAAGGTGAAGGCATCGTCATCACCGAGCTCGATCGCCGCGCCCTTGGTGAGAGTTGGAATAAGGGTGGAGGTCATCCGTTAATAATTATCGGCTGTGGGAGCTCTGTGCAACCAGGTGACAAAAGTGACAGGAGCCATTTCTCCTGGTGAGAGAGGGGAAGTGCGCCGTCAGGGACTCGAACCCCGAACCCGCTGGTTAAGAGTTATCCCGGCATGAGCACTGTACTTACCTGCATTAATGCACGTCGCGCGCGAGCTTAAGTTGCCTAAATATCGTCTGTGCAAATGGGTTCTAATTTTGCCTCTGAACTTGGCATACTTTGTTGACAGTCAAGGGCCCGGCGGCGGGCCACCTTGGCGAAGTGCTCACCCGCCGCCGGGGGTTGCAGGCCCAGCATCACCCCGTCACTGGGCTAGCGTTTGTGGTGTTTAACGACGTACCCACTCAGAGCGATACGCAAACTACGTTCAGTCGCCGCGTGTCGCGATGACTAGATCGCGTGCTGTCGTCGGTAAGGATCTCGGTTTCGACGAAACATCCGACGTTGTCGATGCGGGCGAGAGCGTGGTGCATGAGCATGCACTTTTCGGCACCGTGCGCATTCGCCGCCAGATCCAGATAGGTGCGATCAGATTTGAGATCGCTGGCGAAGTTAGTCAGCTCCGATAGCACTTTTCGCGCCTCCTCAGTGTGGTTGGGGTACGGGCGTCCTCTCAGGAGTGGTTTTTAGACGCCCGTACCCCCGCCCCGCTCCTCACGCACCGGCTAAGCGACCGCACGGGACCTTCGGTCGGGCTCACGCTGCGCGGCGGGGCCGTCTTGTTAGCGGTGTGGCCTTGGGGTGTCGATGCGTCGGCGCTCGGTCACCGCGAGGTTGTCGCAGCCGTGGACGAGCACGGCATAGCTCGCCCCGTCGGTGTGGATGCGTCGATCTCCCTTGACACTGGCTGGAAAGTTGCAGACGGGGCACCGGCCATCGGTCAAGGCGTTGAGCTCGCGCGCGATATGCGCATCGGGCAGTAGGGTGCGCATTTTTGCGCGACCAACCTGGACATGTGCTCGCATTTGCAACTCTCCGTCCTGCACGAGTGACGCAGAGATTAGACAGAGCACATTGGAGTTTGTTGCCAGTTGGCAACGTTGTTGCAGCCACCTAGTTCGCGGGCACGCCCATGTGGCTGGCGAGGCGGCCAAGTTGGCTTCCGATCGCCCGGCGGCGCGAATAGTGCACCAGGTTGGCGACCGTCGAGCGGACATGCGGATTGTTTCGGGTGCGCTGCGGTGCGATCCGATCGGCTTGCAGCAACGCGGCAACAGCCTGTGGTTCGGTGGCTCGGTCTTGGGCCAGGCCGCAGCCGCGTTCGGTCCAGTAAGCGGCGCGCCGTGATTTGGAGTCGATAACACTCAGATCGACGGTGTCGGCGATCTCGGCTACGCGCCCACCGTCACCGGATTCGACAGCAATGGACATCTGCCAGATACCGCAATTGCTGGGCCCGAAATAGGTCTGCCACTGGTCGCCCTCAGGGGGCGCGTCACCAATGCGGTCGGCGAGCGCAAATGCCTCGTCAAGGTAGTTGCTGCGGTCTTGGTCCAGGAGTGGCGTTGCGGCCCAAGCGGCAGTGAGGAGTAGGGATCCGTAGACGCGTTGGACCTCGGTGTCGTTACCCATACGGGGCCGTAGCTCATCGGCGGCCTGCTCGGCGATATGCAGTGCACCGCCGTAGCCAGGCCCCAAAATTGAGGCGTGCGCGTGAGTGTATTCGGCGAGGCCGATAGCCGCCGGATCCCCAAGGCTTCGGGCGGCCTTGACGCATTGTTCTGCGGCGGTCCAACCCAGGTCACCCATGCCGATCCCGCGCAGGTTGAACGCTGCTCCAGAGGTGGTCTCGACGAGTAGACGCAGAGCGGTAGGAGTGTCCGGTCCGTGGGCTACATGTACTTGCAGGTCAGTGAGTAGGCCCGGCAGCAGGCGGGCGATCGTCGGGTAGTCGCAGCGTCGGCGGGCATCCCAGACTTGTGCCGCGCGATCCGCCAGCTCTGCGATGGGCATCGGTGTCAACCCAGGCTCGACATAATCCAGGGCGAGGCCCTGCAGTGCGCGCCGGTAGGCGGGTAGTGCGGCGAGGGTCTGCCGCTGGGCTGCGCCGACTGGAGGTAACGGTTGTCCGACGAGCTCAGCGATGCTGCAACCCAGCGCGATGGACACGGCGCTCAGATGTCCACGCCGTTCGAGTTGGCGCTCACCCCGCTCAACCCGGGACAAAAAGGATTTCGATAGACCGGATTGGCCTGCCAGGACGTCAAGGCTCATACCTTGACTGCGGCGTAGGCGGCGAATGTTGGCGCCGACCTGTTCGGCTAGCTCGTCGGTTGCGGGGGCGCTACGCTCTATAGCCACTGGTCCTACCTCGTTGTGCTGGTCGTGTCGCAATGCCCAGCCTACGAGGTGGGGCCAGTATTTGTTTGGCCACCAAGAAAACGCCCCCACCGTAACGGTGAGGGCGTCTGAGGGATTACATGCTACTTAGCTGACTTGCCCGAGCCGGAACACTTGCTGCGGCCACCTGGCTCTTGATGTGGCGGCACCGTCTCGCCCTTGCCCGCCGATGTTTCCTGACCACACGTAGGACATTTGGCCATCTAGATCGCCTCCAGCACCTTGAACTCCCTGTGGGCCTGCGGTTGCTGACCCGCCGGAACAGTGTGGACCATCAGCACAAAACCTTTAGCACCATCGTGAAAATCGATCACGATGCCGTAGTCCGTGGTACCGGGACCAGCAGAGGCAATCTCAGGGCTACCGATATTAATGAGCGCGGCGACGATCAGGTTGCGCAGATCTTCGGTGCGCACAGGCCCGGCCGCAAGTGCAGGCACCGGCACCGGGCTCAAGATCTCGCCGGTGACGATCTTTTCCTCGGCGTCGAAGTCGTCGCCCTCGGGCGGTGATGAGCGCGTGACTTGCAGATACACGCTGCCACCGGATGCGAGATCCACAATGACACCGGACGGCTTGGCGTCGTAGCCCGCATCGGCGAACGTCTTCACACCAACGATGGCCGGGCTGCCGACTGCGGTGAGTGCTTGCTGCAGGTGGGCGGTAAGTCGGGGCACGCGCATGGGTTACCTCTTTCGGGGTGGCTCGGTTGGTGGCTGATCAACATCGCCCCGCTTACGCCGGTCTTCCTCTAGGAGACGCAACACGTCAGCGGGGTTTGCGTAGCGATCGCCTCGCCTACTCGCAGACTTCGTGACCAGCTCGATCGTTCCGTCAGCGCCTCGGGCGGCGACAGTGTTTTTGTCGACTTTCAGGATGATCGCGACAAGTGATATCGGAAGCCACTCACCGTCACGCAAACGGCGTTCAATGTCGTCCGGATCCCTGTTCAGCACCAACCACCCCCTATTTCTGGTGAGATCGTACCGATCAACAAAACCAGCGAGTGGCGACATCTAATCATCATTGCATAACTAGTGAGATCAGCAAAACTAGTGAATTCAATGAATCTATGACACACTGTTCCCCGTGAATTCACCCCCGCCGATTCAGCACGCCGATTCACGCGGCCAGATCAACGGATCACCGATCCCGATTCACCCTGTGCCGCTGCGAATCGTTGGCCCGTCTGTGCCGATTCAGCGCACGGATTCACGGACCGATTCAGGTCTGAATTCACCAACGGATTCACCGCGCAGATCACGGCGTGAGGCTGAATCGGATTCAGCACCCAATGCACCCGGATCATGGGGTAGCAAGGTCGTGATTTCAGCGATCGGAATCGCTGCCCTCGCGGGTGAACTCATGAGCGCGCCGACGTTGATCCGACTGGCTGAATCGGTCGGGTTCAGTTACATCGATGTCGGGATCCCGAGCCCAGATCAACCGTGGCGATTTTGGTTGTCGTGGATGCTGCCCTTGGTGCTTGATCTGTACGCCAACCTTGCGTGCCTGATTTGGCTTATCGGCTACCCGCGGTATTCACACCGCACGGTGAAGTGGGCGCTGGCCAACACGGTCCTCGCTTTTAGCCTGTCCATGGGCTGCCTCGCCATGGAGCATGTCGCAACCACGCGGCAGTGGCATATGGAGGATGCCCTGTGGTTGGTGATCGCAGTGTCGGTGATTCCGGCATTGATGGTTGGTTTGAGCGTGCACCTTGGCGCCTGTGCGATTCAAGATTTGGCGACGATCCAAATCAGGCTCCATGAGGTGCGAACCCAGATCGCCAAAGCACTCGCCACACCGATTCAGACCGTGAATCCAGACGTGAATCCAGATCACGCACCAGCACCGATTCAAGCCCCTGAATCGTCGCCTGAATCCGCGCTTGAATCGCCACCGAATCTCCCCACGGATTCACGGGTGAACCGGCCACGCAAACCGGCCGTGAACCGGCGCCAGATCAAGCATGAATCGCCCCGTGAATCCGATGCGGATCTACGTGATCTCGTCGGTGAACTCATCGATGAATCCGTGACTGAATCCGGGACGCGCCCAGGCCGCAAAGCGATGGCCGATGCGCTCAAATCACGCGGTCATAAGGTGGGCCCGAATCGGGCCGGTGCCCTCATGGATTCAGCCCGTCCCGACGCGCCCAAACCCGAGACTCCCGCGCGAAAGAAGGCGTCATGACACCCGAACCAGATGCCCAACTGGCACAGGCTGAACCAGGGCAACAAGGCACCGCTCTTGGCGTGACAGTGGTCAATGGCGGCTTGCTCATCGGGATAGGGGCTGTCGCTGTCGGCACCCTGTTTGGTCCGATGGGCCTGCTGGCTGCCGGCGGTGCAGTTGCCGCGACCGCGGCGGGTGCTTATGGCGTTCGGCATCGACGACAGCTGAGCGGTGCAGTGCGGCGCGCGACCACGGGTGCAGCCCGCCCAAGTGCGAAGCGCCCAGGATTCGGAGGGTCGCCGTCAGGCCGGTCCGGCCCCGGGAAGACCGCACGTGGAAAATCGAGGGCGTCTGCGCTGCGAGGAAAGCGCAACCCAGTTACCGGTGGCGGGAAATTCGTGCCCAGGCGGAGCGCCCGAGTAGCAGGCATGAAGCCCGGCGGCCACAAGCTCGGCAAGTCGACTGGCCTAGGGGCACGGTCGAATCGATCAACTGGTGCCGGCCGTGGCTTGGGTAGCACGGCACGCGGCCGCAAGTCGGTCGGTGGCGCGGGTGGTGGCGGGAAACCGTGGCGTGGCCTGGGCCTTCACCGCGGCACACCTGGGAGCAAGGGACGGTCCAGTGGTACCGGCGGTACCCGCTTTCGCCCCAGGGCCGGTAGTGCTGGCCGCCGTCGCGCTGCTGGAAGACGATCGTGGTGGCCGCCATTCCGCTGGGAAAAGCGGCGTGGTGGTTTGTGGCGTCGCGCTAGCCGAACACGGTTCTGGCGGTGGCTGCGGGCGTTGTTTTCGCGGCGACGTACACCAGCCGCACACAAGGTCCGGAGTCAGCCGAAACGCAGCCAACCGAGACGCAGTCAGAGGCCCAAGACTCACAGCAAGCCAGGAAATCGTCAGCGCCGCACTCCGCGTTCCTCGACCAATCAAGACAAACCCGTGCAGGAACCACTCAAGGTGGCCTCTGAGCGGGTAAACCCCCAGATTCTACGGCGGCTCGCGCCGGGTATTGCCGTACCGACACAACAGATAGGACCAGTTATGGATGCGCAGATCGAGCAAGGTGGACCCCTAGCAAGCCAGGACGTGGTCGATGAGATCGATGCGATGTTTGGCCAGTTCATGCCCGGAAACCTTGAAAACATGGAGTCGCTGTACACCGGCACGGCCGAGATCCTCGAGGCACTCGCGACGAACTTTCACTCCCTAGAGGCCGACCTTAAGGACAAAGAGAGCTTTCCAGTCCGGCCCGACACCGCCGCGTACTTCAATTCGTTCGCCTCCTGGCTCACGGAAGGAGCTGAGCAACTCACCGATGAAGGCATTGACGGCTTCAAAGGCGACTACGCCGACGCATACGAAAACGCTGAAGGCGGCGTTGAAAACCAGGCACTCGACCACGCCGCCAACCAGGATTAGATACGAAGGGACAGCAATGTCGAGTAAGGGGATCACTGATCGGCTCGCCGATACGCCGTGGCGCCACCATGCGGTGTCGGCGCCGATAACGGTGACGCTGGCCCTGTACTTTGCCGGCTGCGGCCTACACCTGCTGGCCAGTGACATGCATTGGCTGGTCGGTGTCCTCGTTACGGCGATCGCTGTAGTAGCGACCGGCTTCCCGCTTGCTGCTCGAGTCGCACCACTGCCCGTTCTGGCCTATGTGCTGGCGTGCACAACCGCCGGCGGTTTGTGGCTCACGGCGGTCACGGTGGCGGGTGCTTTGAATGCGATTGCGATCACCGCCCTGATTGTTCTCGCGCTTCCCGCCGGTATTGCCTACCCATTCATCCGGCACGTGATCGCGCGTGACAACCTCGAGTACCTCGCGACACTGGCAAAACAGGATTCCCTCGCTGATCCGGCACCAAAAGACAGCCTCGAGCAGGTCTTTCACGCCGCCGGCGCCAGAGGTTTGACCCGACTAGAAACGGAGACAAGTCGGGCGGGAATGCGGGTTGTCTTCCGACTCTCACCCAAAGGCAGCACCTTGGCCCAGCTGCGTCATTGGGCACCAAAGATCGAGGCCGGCCTCGCCGAGCATTTCCGTGACGATCCTGATGTAAAGATCCGCCGCGGCGCCCTCACCTTCGAAGAGGGAGACGAGGCCGATGAGCTCATCGTGCACATCAACACCCGCGACGTTCTCGCCGAAACTATCCCGATGCCGCGGGAATCAGGACCGGGTACCGTCACCGAGCCGATAGGACTCGGTTGGTACCTGGACGGCCGCATCATCGAGCTCGTGTTCATCTACATGCATGCGTTGATTTGTGGCATGAACGACGCCGGTAAGTCCAACGTCCTTAATGTGCTGCTGTATCACTTCACACGCAGTATCGACGTCACCGTGTGGCTTAGTGCCACGGAAAAGTCCACACCGCTTGTGCAGCCGTGGCTGCGCCCCTGGCTGCACGCCAAGAATGGCAGCCGCCGGCCGGTCCTCGACTGGGTAGGAACCGATATCACCGAGGGCGTTCGCATGCTGCTCGCCGGCTACAAGCTCATCGACCACCGCTCACGCCGGCCCCGCGGTGGCGCTGCCAAACTCACGCCAAGCAACGACATCCCCTTGACCCTGATAATCATCGAGGAAGCCGCAACCCTGCTGAACTGCAAGACCAGGTTCAAAGCCCACACCGGCGAAATGCTCACGCCCGGTCAGCTGGCACTTAAGGTCACCCAGCTAGGCCGCTCCGAACTTGTCGCCCTAATCCTCATTGCACAGCGCGGCACTAACCACATGCTGGGCCCATATGGGCAGGTCATCAAATCCCAAATGCGGCTAACCATCGCGCTTCAAGCCCATAAGAAGGGTGAGAGCCAGCACGTTTTTCCTGGTGAACCCCACATCAACCTTGCTTCTCTGGTCGAGAAGGGCTCCATGTATGTCAAGCTCGGCAGACTGCCCACCGTGCCCGGCAAAGCCTACTTCTTGGGCGATGACGGGAACGAGATCTCACGCATAGCCGACGAACACAGCGAATACACGGTCGCGCTCGAAACAGATGCAGAGCTCGCGCTCGGCCCCGACTACACCCAGAGGTGGACCCACGAGCGGGTCGGCCACTGGCTCGACCCGATCCGCGCCGACGAACGCGTCATGCACAAAAACGAGCAGGTGCCGGTGCCAACCGCAGGCCCAATACCCGAGTCCGAGCCTGAACGCGAACCAGAGCGCCCGCGGTCACACAGCTTCGGTGGACCACCCAAAATCCCCGATGGAGTGCGTAAAAAGATCGACCAAGAGCGGTCCATCCGCGCGGGCGGGGCCGAGATCATCGAAGGTCTCGAGCGGATGCTGCGCGACTCAGGTGCCGAGCCGGCAGCAACCGGAGGCGACAAGGCCGAAGTCGATCCGCGTGCGCAAGTCGGTGAACTCTTGTTTCGCGCCGGTCCCGAAGGCATGACACCACGGGAGATCCTCGACAAGCTCGATGACAAACCGGCACGCCAAACCTTGCAGAAATGGCTCAGTGAAAGCGTCGAATCCGGGGCCATCAAGAAGGCACAGTTCGGACGCTACGTCCACCCTGATCATCACAAAGAGTAACTGTCACCAGGTCTGTCATCTGTCACTGTCACCCACTGACACGACACTCAACTGTCGTGCATGAAGACCCTTAAGCCGCCACTGCGCGACAGTGACAATGACAGTGACACCTCACGAAGCGTGAGATGTCCGGGTGGCCTGCCGTGTACTGTGTCGCCCCACCTGCGCGTGGCCGTGGCCGGCTTGGGTACGACGGTGGCCGCGCCCGGACATCGGCGACGCTACGGGGTGGTGGGGCTGGTTGGCTACCGCCAAGGCGGTGTCTGTGGATGGTTTCGACCAGTGTGGATAACTGGGTCAGCAACTGCGGTTGGAGGTTCGGCTGCGGCGTCCAACTTAAGGGCCGTCACAGTTGGAAGGTCTCTACTTAATCCCTGCCAGCGCCGAGTAGTAGGTCTTGGAGCAGTGCAGGTATCCCTCCAAGTATCCGGACACGTAGGCGTGGCCGGTGTGGACGGCGCGGATGGTTGCCGAATCGGCGGTGCCGGCGTTGACGGCCTCGAGTTGGTCGGGTGTGACGGGGTAGGGGGCTGCGGCGCTGGTGGGCTCAAGCCATGCGTAGTGGCGGCGCATGTCGTTGAGCTCGCGCGTGACGCGGTGCGTGGCGTCGAGGCTGTCCCGGTCGAGGTGCATCTGGATGTACACCATGGCCGAGGTGAGTGCTTTGTGCGCCTCGAGGACGTTGTCGCGGTCGCCGGTGATTCGGTCGGCCAGGATTTCGGCGGCTTGCCAGAGGTAGTTGGGTGTGGGGGTGTCTTCACTGGTCATGGCATCAGATTAGAACATGTGTTCGAGATGATGCTATGGCGGCAGGTTGTATTTTCGATCTGCCACACTTGGGCAAGCTGTGTAACTTACGGCAGACGCCAGCGATAATGTGTTGTAACGCAATTCATCGGGCACGATCGCAATTAGTTATCGAGGAGGGTGGGCATGGCAGAAATCCAAGACGTCGCCGCCTATATCCTCCAATGCCGCGGCCCCATGACGGCAATGAAGCTGCAAAAGCTGTGCTACTACTCCCACGCCTGGCACCTGGTGTGGGAAGAGCAACCGCTGTTCCAGTCACAGATCCAAGCGTGGGCGAACGGCCCAGTCATCGTCGATCTCTACAGGATGCACCGCGGACAGTTCCAACTCGCAGATGGCGACATCAGCGGATCCCCGGAACAGCTGGCCACCAACGAGCGGGACTCCATCGACGAGGTCCTGAAGGTGTACGGCGATAAGCCGGCATATTGGCTGTCGGAACTGACTCATCGCGAGGACCCGTGGAAAGACGCCCGCGAGCGGGCTGGCCTGGCATTCGGCGAGCGTGGCGAAGCCGTGATCGCCGATGCGGCCATGCACGAGTACTACCTGAACCTGCTGAGCACTGTCGCGCCTGATAGCGAATAGCGGTGGCGAAGTCCAAGAAGAAGGCGGTCACCGGTGCGAAAAACCCCAGCAAGAAAGACACCCCACCGCGATTAACGCCGCCGGTGGAGAACGAAGCCGACCGCAACCTCGTCATTTCGTTCGGGCGCTTTGACTTGCACGGGCCGTGGTGTGTGAGGGAAATCGGCGCCGATGGTCTGGTGAAACTCTTCGAGTCTGTCCGCGACTACGAGCGTATGCGCGCCGTGGACATCTTCAATGGATACAGCGACCGCGGGGCTGACTACACCATTCCGGGCGGCCTGTGCCGTAAGGCCCAGGAGCGGCTAGGTGAGCTGCGGCTTGACGACCGCGACATGATCAGCCGGCTCCGGATCACTGGCCGGAGGAGACTGTTCGGGCTTCGCGAAGGCCACATGTTTTACGCCTTGTGGTGGGATCCCGAGCATGAGGTTTACCCAGTAGAAAAACGCCACACGTAACATCTGTCGCTATCGGAGCGACTGTCCATATGCGACTCATGTCGTGCTCCGAGGCCGGTGAGGGCTCCCGAGTGATGTTGGGCCCTCACCAAACCTCGCCCGTGAAATTGTCCGACGTTGCTCGTAGCATTAGGCCTGTCGGTGATAAGAGCGCCGGAGGCGTTCTCCCGCACGCGGGTAGCCGATAGGGGATCGCGGGGATAAAGCCCGGTCTGCTGCCAGACCCTTCCGGCACCGTTCGGATGTAGCTCCCCGGTTCTCTGGCTCGACGGGATTACGGGGACGCCCGGTGTACTGTCACACCTCTCCTTAAGTGGATCGGCCCCCCGGGTCTCGGCTAGCATTAAGGATGCAGGGGAGATGTCGCAAAAGACGGCCGCATCTCCCCTTTTTTGTCGCAAAGAGATGGCCCCCACCCAGTGAAGGGTGAGGGCGTCTGGTGCTCGTCTACTGGCGTGCCATGCGTTGAATAATCGGCCGGGACAGGGCCGGGTGTAGGAAGTCCGCAATAGAGTTGACGGAGTGCCCTGCGGCTTTAGCCTCTTGGATCGCATTGTCGAGGGCGTCGAGGGCTTTGCGGGCTTGAACATCGGCGTAGAACTTGAGAGTGCGGGCCTCCTCCAAGCCAGCTATTTCTGGGGCTGGCTTGTCCCGGTTGTCGGCGGTGATGACGGCTACCGCGTCGCTTTCGGAGCCGACTTCCTCGCTGTCGGCGATCCAGACCAGCACCCGTAGTTCGGCTTCGTCCTGGACGGTCGGGTGGTCGGGGTTAAGGTCGTAGTGGCTGTCGAGTATTTCGCGGCCGTAGTCGTAGGCGCTGCCGTCGTAGTCTTCGGTGCCGAAGCTGTTCGGGTCGGCGATGTCCCAACTGTCGTCTTGGGTGTTCGCGACCTGGATCTGGTAGCTGTAGCGCATTGGGGGTTCTCCTTAGAGCCGGTGTCCTTTTCGGATAGGACAACCATACCGGGCAATGCGTTGCCCAGGCAACAGTTTGCCCGGGAAATACGTTGCCCAGAAAGAAACTGCCGGTTAGACACAAACAGAGCCGCCCCCAATCCCCGAAGGGACTGAGGGCGGCTCACGCAATTTGAAGACGGCTTACATTCCAGGTCCCTGAATTAAAGTTTCGCGGCCGAAACTTACATTCGGGTGCCTCACGTTCAACCTTCGACCGTCAAACTTGAATGCGGCGGGCGGAGGTTCAACCTTCGACGGGAAGGCTTGAATGCGCTCCACCGGTGGACCGAAGTGACGGAAACACCTCGGTCCACCGGAAGCTACAGCGTTAGGCTACACCCGCTGCGACATTTCAGCCTTGGGCTGGCGAGCTATCGCGGCGTTAGCCCACATCATCGCCTCCTCTAGGCGCGTGATCGCCAACGACTTCTCACGCCCCTCCGGCACGCGATCATTGAAATCCAGAGCGGCACTCAAGCAGATCTGTCTGACGTGATCATGCTGCTCACCCGTGGGGGCATCGGCAGGGTGGTAGGCGAACCGGTTTTCAAGGTCGGCGATGTCCAATGTGTGCACCTTTCTTTGATGCGTAACTGCGTCCAGCTGGCGCGTGGGCCTGTGAGCTGGCGAAACCTATGTGATGGCTATTTGACGGCAGACGCGGTACGGCCCATGTCTTGCATGGCGGCCGAAACCCCCAGGTGCTTAAGCAGTCCATAGTGCGCGACAACACCAGTCAGGAAGGCGCCGAATCCCAGCAGGAGACCGACACCCAGGTTGTATGACGTGTCATTGCGAAGTGCGTCGATCACCTGCCCCAGCAAGCCGCCAGCCTCGCTCAGTGCGAGCAATAGCAGTGCTTTGCGGGCAGCCGACGTGACCTTGGTGGTCACGAGGCCAACAACCAGCGTCATAACCGGGCCAGCGAGCAAGGTAAGAACCTCGACAAGAGGGATATCAAACGTGATCACGGTGTCTCCTAGGTTTGGCTTGTAACGATTTGGACGATGACCGAGAGCACAGCGACGAGGATCGCCCCATAAACGGTGCGGCGCAGTGCAGTGCGGTCCTCTTCGATCTGCTGGACCCGGCGATCCATTTCCGCACGGTGCGCGTCATAGACGTCACGCCGGACAAGATCGGACCGCAAAGCACGCAACTCCTCCCGGATCTCGGTCAGGCCGCGCAGGATCTCGCCGGGTGTCGGCTCGTCGGCAGGTGGAGCCACTAGCCGAGTCGCTTTCCCCGCTCAAGGCACCAGGTCAGATGGCCCATGTACTTGGGGTACGGGTCCTCGTCTTTAGGGTCGACACCGTCGATAGCTGCCTTGCGCGGCCGCATCATCGACACAAGCCTGATTCCCTTCGGGAGCTGCGCCGACAGAACCCGGCCAGAACGCAACTTGACCCACCCATTCGCATCCGTCCCAGGCAGCCGCCAAAAGTTCTCCTGCCCATCACACATCCAAATGCGCAGCCAATATTCGACACCAGTCGTGTCGTTACAGACATTGACCCACTGCGGCCGCGGATCTGCAGTACCCGACTCAGTCGGCGGAATATTGAAACTGCCGATACCGCTCACAGGAATATCCCTCGACGGCCTTTCCGTGTCCATATCGTCGTCCTCTTCTTCAGGCGTAGCCGCTTGGGAAGGCATGCCCGCATCGATCCAGGCACGCAGCTTTGGGCCAGGGCACTCAGTCGACTGGCCAGGAAGTCGACCATGGGCCTGGTATTGGAGCCGGCGACCAGCACGCCGGCATGCTTCGTCATAAACCCAGCGGATCCCAGCTAAAGCGGCATCAGTTGGCTGCACATAGCGGCTATCACCAATCCAGCACACGCCAAGCCAAGAACTATTGAGATTCAGCGCATGGGCACCGATAGCCATCCAGCCACGCCCCTCATACAGGCGCCCCTGCTGGTCAACCAGGAAGTTGTAGCCGATGTCGCCCCACCGGTTGACATCTATGTAGTAGTCCTGGATCGCCCGCACCGTCTGATTCGTGGGCCCGGCGGAGTGATGGATCGCCAAACCAACCCGCTGCGACCAGCTGACAGTGCCGGTATCCTCCGTTGGAGGGCGAGCACCCCATTCGGCGCGACTGATGATGTCCACGAGCGCAACCCAGCTCTCACATGCATGCCTAACGAATGCGATTAACATTGCAGGCAGTGCTGATGTTTCGCAAGTCTAAACGGGTATGAACCTTTGTTTCGAAGGTCAATGGTGCTAATGTGCGCTTATTGCTGCTGGTGCACGCCCCAGGGCATACAACTCGCATAAGTCTTAAAACGCTCGCCTGTACTCGGTCTGGGAGTGGCTGACAACCGCTACCCAAAAGGGACGTACAGGGATTATGAGTAAGAAGAGTTTGCCTGGTGCTGCTGGCGCTGGCGATGACGCGAAGGACACCGCTGCCGCGCTTGATGGCGTGCTGAGCGCGTGGCTGAAGCCGGACAAGTCCACGTCTTTGAAGACGGTGCTTGCTGGTGCTGATCTGGATAAGGCCGCCGATGAGGCGCGGGCTCGTATCACGGAGTTGTCTGGTCGTGATGCCGCGGATTTGTCTGATGAGGACATGTTGACGTTGCAGCATCTGCGGGATGTGTTGGTGGCTGCGGCGGAGATCCGGTCGGCGGAGCAGGCCAAGGTTAAGGCTGCTGCTGATAGGGCTGCGGCGGTGAAGGAGATCGCCGATCAGGTTGCGAGTCTTCCGCAGCAGGCTGCTGTTGCAGTGCCTGAGGCTCTGCCGGCTTCCGACGCTAAGCCCGCAGGAGATGCTAAGCCTGCTGCGGTCGAGGGTGAGGCGAAGCCTGTTGAGGTGGATGCTCAGGTGGGCGTACAGGCTGCGGCTGCTGCTAAGGCTGCGACGGATCCTGTACCGGCCGCTGATGCCAGCGCGGGTAAAGAGCTGGTGGGTGCTGGTGTTGCGGCTTTCCGCGCCTCCAATTTGCCGATTCCGGCTACTGCGGTGACTCAGCCAACGGGCCGGCTGTCGAATGTGTTTGCTGTTGATGGCGCTGGCGGTACTACCGCTAACGAGTTCGGCAGCATGGCTGAGGTTGCTGAGGCGTTGGTGCAGCAGCTGGGTAGCTACCCGCGTTCGGGTCCTGGCAGCGGCGTGTATCACCCGCTTGCCCGCTGGCGCCGTAACGCGACTGAAGAGTTCAGCGTCGGTATGCGTCAGCAGGATGACGATGAGGTTATTAACCGTCTGGTTGCGGCTCATCAGCCGAAGTGGGATCGGGCGCAGGGCCAGTTCGCTGCCGGCTGGTGTGCACCGTCTGAAACTTTGTACGAGCTGTGCCCGTCTTTGACTAGTTTGGATGGGCTGGTGGATGTGCCTGAGGTGGTTGCCACACGTGGGGGGGTGCGCACCACCTCAGGCCCAGACTTCGCCACGCTCTACGCGGATGCGTCGGTGGGTCAGATCCTCACCGAAGCACAGGTGGCGGCTGGCACGGTCAAGACCTGTATCGAGGTGGATTGCCCGCCGTTCACCGAGACACGCCTCGATGTGAATCCGCTGTGTGTGACTGGGAACCTGCTGGCGCAGGCCGGCTACCCGGAGTATTACGAGCGGTTCATTCGTGAGGTTGTGGCCGCGAACACGCACAAGATCAACGGCAATGTGTTGACCCGGATGGCGACCGCGTCGACCGCGGTGACCCTGCCGGGTACTACCGGTCCGGTTGATACGTCGTCCGTGTCGTGGTTCCTTGATGCCGCCTCCTTGTATGCGACTTGGTTGCGGGAGCGGTACCGCACCGCTTTGGACCAGGTCGTGGAAGTCGTGGCACCTCACTGGTATTACCAGCAGCAAGTCGCGGATCTATCGCGCCGTAACGGTGTCGACATTCTGGTCGCTGCGCAGCGTCTGAACGAGGCGTATGCGGAGCGCAACATCAGGGTGCAGTGGGTGTACGACTGGCAGGGCATGCCGGCGACTCCGGCGTTGACTGCTAACCGCGCCACCACTGTGCAGGTACTTATCTACCTGCCTGGCACGTTCGTGAAGCTTGTGGCGCCGGTGATCAGTTTGGGTACTTTGCACTCTGCTGCGCAGCTGGCCACCAACCAGTACACCGCCCTGTTCGTCGAGGACGGCTTCAACGTCCTCGAACGCTGCTTCCAGAGCTTGCTGCTCACGATTCCGACCTGCCCGTCCGGTACCACCGGCGCGGCCAGCGGCTCGTGTGACTCCACCGCCTAACCACTCCCGCGCCAGTAGCGGATCACGTAGAGAGGGGGTGGGGTCGTGACGGTCGTTGTGCCCGCACCAACCAACACACCGTGGCGTTACGGTCTCCTCCCCACTCTGGGTGGCCAGGTGGTGGAGGAGCCGGCAACGCTACGGCTGCCATCGGACTATGTCTTCGACTCGGTCGGCTGCCATGACGGTTTGATTTGGGAACCGGCATGCGGCCCCGAATTCACCGTCACTCTGACGGTGACCGAGGTCGTCGACGAGCTCGCGGCCACTGTCACACCGGGTGTGGTCGGTGACTATGAGATCAGTGTGGAGGGCGGCCCGTTCACGGCGCTGACCTCCACGGTCACCATTGCTGATGCTGCACCGGTCACGGTGACTATCCGTGAGGCGGGTGGCCTGCAACGGTCGGTGACTTTGACCGATGTGGACCCGGACGCAGCCCCGGACACGGCATTCGGTTTTCAATCCGAGCAGACCACCAACGACCCTAAAACGGTCACCGAGGGTGTGAACCACCCATCCGGGTCACCGTTCGTCATCGTCGGCGGGTACGCCTGCACGCTGATGACCGAACCGGATCCGGAGCAGCGTGCCCGTGACGCTCTGGCAACTGTCGAGCAGCGCCTGGTCGAGGAACGCTACTGGACAGTGCAGCTGGCCAACGCCAGCCCCACACTGCCCGTGGGTGCAACAGCACAGCCTCTGTCCACGGCGATTGCGGTACTCGAAGAGTATGCGCGAGCCCAGAGCGGCTACGTGGGTGTCTTGCACTCCTCGCCGTTCCTGGCCCCGTTCGCAGCCAAGCGCCGCCTCATCGCCGAAACCCATCCGGAAATGGTCAAACGCACTCCTTTGTGGACACCGTGGGCGTTTGGTGGCGGATATTTGCGCACCGGCCCCGCAGGCCAGGGTGCACCCGCTGCTGGTCAGGCGTGGATTTACCTCACCGGGCCGATCACGGTGCACCGCGGCCCTGTGTCAGTGCCCGGCAAAGGCATCGGCGGCTTCGACCAGTTCAGCAACCAAAACTTTGTGATCGCCGAACGCAGCTACGTCGTCATCAATGACTGCCCTGTTGCTGCGGTGCTGGCGGACGTCACCGTGGAGGAGACATCGTGACCGACATTGTCCGTATTGAGCCGCCTGTCGATAACGATGAGCGGTCCCGTGTCGCGCGGCTGCTCCTGGATGCGGCTGACGATCCTGCCCAGATCCGGGTTGTCACTGATGGCATCGGCTTCGCGTTCGAGGTGCCGGCCGAGGTGGCTGGACGAGTGGATTTGGTGGTGGCCGAGTCGGACGACGGACCGGCTGGGGATGCGCTCACGGATTCGGTGAGCGACAGCGTTGAGCCTGAGCCCACAACTGCGGCTAAGCCGTGCAAAACCGCAGCTAAAAGCAAGAAGGGCGAGTAGGCATGGCTACGAAGTGCGTTGCCGCATACAACGTTGAGGTATTGCGGATCACCAAGGTGGATTCGTGTGGCCGGCCTGTCTACAGTCCGTGCTCCACGATGGTCATCGATTGTTTTGAGAAGATCGCCTTCAATACCGACATTGAGGACGGGGAAGCGATCAACCCTCCTAATGCGAACGGTAATGATGCATTCTATGTTCCGGCGAAGAAAAAGCACCGTGGGTATGAAGTAGTAGCAACTTTCAATAAAAAGTACATGGGGTTGTTTACTGCCCTCGCTCCCACGTGGCGATCTGTTATCGACGAGCTCGGCAACATGACCGGCTATGAGGAGTCTCTCGATGTCTCCCAGGTCGCCGGTGTGGCTATCGAGGGCTGGGAATCTGTTCAGGGTGCCTGCGGTAATGGCGACGGGCAGTGGAACTACTTTGTTTCGCCATATGTGGTCAACTGGGCACGAAATGACATGGAGAATGGCAACTCGGCCCACATCGAAGAGTGGGCCGGCCACACCCTCAGCGGCAACGGCTGGGGCACCGGCCCGTACAACGTGCGCCGCAACGCCGACACTCTCGTTGCTGGGAAACTCCAAACCGCTCTACTGCCTGGGACTCCTCGCTATGACGAGATTGTGACTCTCGCCCCGCCTGCGGCGTCGTGTGAGTGTGAGCCGCTGTCGAACCCTGCTGGCCCGTCGCCTGCAATCACTGAGTGTGAAGCGGCGTCAATGACTGTGGGTGTCACGGCCACGAGTGGGCGGCCAATGCAGATCGACTGGGGTGACGGCACCGCGCCAGCGACGCTGGTGACCGCGGTGGAGTCCACTCACCTCTACGCGGATCCGGGCCGCTATGTGATCACGGTCCGGTTTACCGACGCCGCGATGGAAGAGTCCTTTTTGGTCGCGAATGTGCCATGCGCCTAGTGGTGTTGGGGGTGGGTCATGGTGGAGCCGTGCGCCGATTGGCCCATCCCTGAAAACTGCAGCTACGGCATAGACCCTGATCCGGAGACGCGCCCAGCCGAGCAGGCTTTCGCGGTCACCGTGGCCACCGGCATGTTGTCGCGGGCAACGCTCGACACCTTTGGGGTGTGCCCGATAACGGTGCGCCCCTGCGGCTACCGGTGCGCTAATGCAACCACCTATCCCGCCCAACTGCCCACGGGTGAGTGGGTCAACATCGCCTGCGACTGCCCGAGCAGTCTCATGTGCGGCTGCTGCGAGGTGTGCGAGATCTACCTTGAGGGGCCCATCAACGCGATTACTGAGGTCAAAGTAGGTGGGGTTGTGATCCCGCCATCGGCGTACAGAGTGGACAACAGCAACCTGTTGGTGCGCATCGATGGCGGGGATTGTTGGCCGATCTGCCAAGACCTTGCCACACCGGATACCGAACCCAACACATTCTCAATCACCTACGAGATGGGTGTACCTGTGCCGGCGGGTGGGCAGCGGGCTGTTGCTGCACTGGCGGCGGAGATCCTCGCCTCATGCAACGGCGGTGCCTGCCGGCTACCCGCCAGGGTGCAAGAGCTGGTGCGTCAAGGTGAGCGAATCCAGCTCATCAACGAGATCGATTTCTTGCGCTCCGGCTTGACCGGTATTCCGGAGGTGGATCAGTGGGTGGTGTCGGTTAACCCCTACGGTCTGCACACAGCGCCCATGATCTGGTCACCAGATCTGTCGGGCCCGCATCGTGTCACCACGTGGACGGCACCCTAATGCCCACCGCAATCGACGCGATCAACGCCGCGCTGCTGGCTTGTGTCTGCCAGCAGCTGGCGAATGAAGGACGGCCGGCATGTGCCTGCTGTCAGGTCGTGTCGTCGGAGCTGCCGCCGATGACCGGGTGTGATGCGGCGAGTGACGGTGGGGCGCAGGGCCGGGCGTGGTCCCGTTTGCAGCCTCCCGTCACGTTCACTGCCTCTGCTCCCAGTAAGTGCCCTAATGGCATGTGGAGGGTGACTTTTCAGGTTGGTGTGTACCGGTGCATCGCCGACCACGATGGCAACTGCACAGACATGACCGCTGATGCTGCTAAAGCCCATGCCGATGCGGCGTCGCTGGTGACCGCGGTCCAGTGCTGCGACATCCTTCAGGCTCGGGCGTGGGTGCCGGGCGATGTGACCATCGTCGGCCCGGCCGGGGGCTGCGTTGGTGTCGCGCTCAGTGTCCAAATTGACCTGCCACGTCTGGATACACTGTGACAGAAGGGATTAAATGATGGCCCATTACCGTATTGAGCAACGCTCGACAGCACTCCCCGGCGTACCGGGCGAGCAGGTGCGCATGGAACCAGGACCTACGGTGACAGCTTTGGTGCGTGCAGGTGTGCTACGGCGTCTCGCTGACCCAGACACCCCAACGTCACCTGTGCCGCTTACGGTCGAGGCCCCCACGTTTGAGGCACCTGAAGAGCCAGGCGACATCCTCATTGAGGCTGCCCCGCTCGCTAAGCCCAAGAGGACCAAAAAGTAGGTAGCGATGGGTGTGCGCATCCGCCAGTCCGGCATTGACCAGCTGGTGGCCACCGACATCACCCGTTTCGTCTTTCGCACCTGTCAGCGTCTGGCGTTGCGGGCCAGGGTGTATGCGCCGAAGTGGACGCACAAACTGCAACTGTCCATACAGGTGATGCCGCTGCGGGTTTCACGCCGTCATGTGCGGGGCAAGGTCGCGACCGGTTCCGGCTATGGCCTGTATCCGGAGGTTGGCACGGGGCTGTTCGGCCCGAAACGTGCACCAATTGTTCCCAGGCGTGCCGCAATGTTGGTGTTTCGTTCCCGCACCACTGGGCAGCTCATTCGGGCAAAATCGGTGAAAGGCCAGCCAGGGCAGCACTACATGCAAAGAGCACTCATAGCCACCATTGCCAGCTTGTAACCGGCGTTATCATTCAATCGTGGCGGAAACCTCTGAAAACAGAGAGATTAAAACTCTCGTATACAAAACGAATGATGTCGAGCAATATCAGCCCGACCCCATCAACGTCGAGTTAGGCGGCCGCAAGTACCTAGCCCGATGCCCGAACGATTTCGAATTCGTCGAGCTGATGGCCCAGGTCAAAAAGCTGCAAATCGATCCCACGGACCTTGCATTGCGCGAAGTACTGGCGGCCTACTTTGAACTGCATGTCGTGACCGCGATCGTGCGCAATCTGCGCGGGGTCGATGCCACGATCGACCTCACCCGCGACTTGCTGCCGGCGCTACAGGCGCTCACCGACCACTACGAGCCTGCGGTGACCGCCCGCATGGAGGCCATGGCTAAGACTTTGAAGGCCCCAAAAAAATAACGGCGGCGGCCCGTGGTTGGCCCGATGCGCTTGTCCTGGACGATCACCGCTACTACTACGCCGGCGACGTGTACAGCATCTTGGAAAGCCTCGCATTCGCCGACCAAGCCACGGGCAGCACTAGCGCTTGGCTGACTGTTGTTGCGTGGCCCATGACACCCGATAGTCAAGGGGAGCTAGCCGCTCGGGTGTCGGATCGGGCGGACCCGCTCGGCGGCTTGGGGCTGCTGCGCCTGGCCCACGACCTCACTTTCACCGCACTGGGAATCAGCCTAGACGCCGCAGGTGTGCTGGCGTCGCAGGCCGTTGCGGGCTGGTTCGCGCTCTCGACATGGCGGGCATCCCATGGCGATACCGATCAGAACCCTCTAATTAGCGCGATACTCGCTTCGACATACGGATCGATGCTTGATGGCTGTAAAGATGAAAAAGATGTCGATAGACTGAATCTGAGGGTTTTTGGTACATCTAAGTACTAGTAGGCGGTGACTGTGTGACAACGACAGTTGCCGATGCCGATGTCGAAGTCCACGCAGACCTATCCAAATTCGGGCGCGAACTCGAACGCAAATTACAGCCGATCATTAAAGCGATCGACGCTGTGCTCAAAGTGGACGGTGATGCCAAGCCCCTGCAAGAGACCGTTGCGAGGGAGAAGAGGCGGGCCTCTAACGACAAGATCACCTTGACTATCAGGGGTGACACTACGTCGGCGGGTCGGTCGATCGCGAGGTTACGTACCCGCAACACCATGACCCTCAAGGTCAATGCCGATTCCAGTGGCGCAGAGCAGGTCATCTCGAAGGTCCTAGGCGGAGCATTCGGGCAGTTCGGCAATGTTACCTCCGGTTTGGGTGCTGTGTCCGAGTCGGTGAGTGCCGTAGGGCGATCCGCCTCCTCGAGCGTGCCAGGAATTGTGGCCATGGGTATGGCGCTGGCCGCGCTGCCGCTGGCGCTGATCGCGGTGAAGGCGATCGTTGGCTCGTTGCTGCCGTTGCTCCTACTGGTACCGGGTGTCCTGGTCGCGATCGCAGCTGCGACGGGTGCCGTGGTGCTGGGATCCCGCCATTTCATCGACGCGATGAAGGGCGACGAGAAGGCGCTTGAGAAGCTCACGCCGGCGGCGCGCGAGTTCGTGAAAACGTTGCGGGATCTCAAGCCGGAGTTCCACGACATTCGGGCATTGACCCAGGAGAACTTGTTTCAGGGACTTGCCGACCCAATCCGGACTCTCATCACGTCCTATTTACCCAGTTTCAAAGGGTTGTTGGGTGACGTAGCGCTGTCACTCAATAAAGGTGTCCGTGGTGCGCTGGAGAGTGTCAACTCTGAAGCGAACCGGATACGAATCGACAAGCTGTTTGAAAGTATGGCGAAAGGCGCAGACGCCTTAGCGCTAACACTCAAGCCCATAATCGACATACTGATCATCATCGCCCAAGAGGGCGCGAAAGCCTTCGAACGTGTGGCGCCAGCGATGGTGTCCGGCCTCAACAGGGTTCGCGACTCGCTTGCTGAGGCCTCGGATGCCGGCGACTTTCAGAAGGCGTTTGAGAAGGGGATACAAACCGGGAAGGCCCTGCTGGCACTCGGGTCGGCCATCAACCGGGTGTTTACCAATCTGGCGACGCCGTTTACGACCGGTCTCGAGGACGTGTTTGGTGACAGTGACACAGTCCATCGGATACAGGCCTTCGCGGCGGCTCTCGATGGTCTTGGTCGCACGCTCGGCAATGACCGAGTCCAGACCGGCTTGCGGACCTTGGGGCAGATCGCCGCTGTTCTGAATGCGCCACTGATCCTGCTTGTCGCGACGATCATCCTCTTTGGGATCGGGCTCGCCTACACCATCGGCCTCCTCTCCGATCTGCGTAAAGGGTTCAAAGAGTTCGCTGACGGCCTGATCGGTGATGTCCTGGAAAATCTAGGACAGGCCTACCAAAAGATCCTTGATTTCGCTCGCAAGATCCGGGACCTGTTCAACGACCCACTCGGCCCAGCATCCCCAACTGGCGGCACGGCGTTCGGCGGCCCATTCGGCGGCGGGTTCAGCGCCGAAACCATCCGCCAACTAGAAATCGACTTCCAGATCATCAGAGATTTCCTGTCCGGAAAAATTCTCGAACTGGGCCTGGAGTGGAACAAACTACCCGTTCAGGCGGGCGTGAGCCTTTCGCTCCTGCCCAGCGTCGTCGGTTCGCAGTTCAGCCTGGCCTTCGGCATCGCGACCAACATCGCAAGCATGGGTGTGGATCAAATCGGCGCGACGGTTGGGCTGATACCCGGCTACGTCGAGGGAGCCCTCGGCCCGCTACCAGGAATTTTCGGCGGCCGGATCGGGCAAGCCGTCGCAATTGGAGTCAACACGCTGCGTGTGGGCGCCTCGCAAATGGTTGGCGTACTCGGTTCAATCCCGCCGCTGGCCTACTCGGCGGGTCAAAGAATCGTGCAGTACCTGATTGATGGTTTGCGGTCTAAGCTGCGGGACCTGCAATCGGTTGCCTCGGCTGTAGCTGGCGCGATCAGTAGCCGCCTACCACGCTCGCCGGCCAAGACTGGGCCGCTGTCCGGTCAGGGATCGCCACAAATATCTGGTGCGAAAATCGTGCGGATGCTCGCCGATGGCCTGCGCTCAGAGCAGAGGCTGTTGGCCGCCAGCGTCGGTGACACCCTCGGGGTCCTGTCCTCTGATCAGCTTGCTGTGCGTGCCCCAGGTATTCAGCTTGCACCGACCAGCAGCGTTGCACCCGCCCCATACCGGGCCGATTCCGCGGCGTCGACGACCACAACAACTAACTACAGCCCTCAAATCACGGTCAATTCGGCATCGGCCGATCCGGAGGCTGTCGCTAACAGGGTGCTACGTCGGCTGTCGTGGGGGGCTGCCTAATGTTCGACGGCTACATGACCTTTGGCGGAAAAGAGATCGTCAACGACGCCCGCACCGCCGCCTACATTTCGAGTTTGCAGATCCCAGGGTCGGTGGACATCAACCCGTGCCCAACTTTGCGCACCGCGTTGGGGCACGCCGCCTACACGACCCCGACAGCCGATGACGCCCCCTGGTATGACTCTGGGATTGCCGAGTCTGGGCAGGTGGCGGGGTTTCTAGTCCAATCGATAGACGGGCTGGGTGATACTTCGACCAGGCCGGTACAGGAGCGGCCGGGTGATGGTGGGGTGGTTGGGCGCCGGCGTCGTCAGCCCCGCGAACTTTCCATCCGCCTGCTTGCTGTGGCTGCGAACGAGTGCGCGCTGTCGTATGCGGTGGCGTGGCTAGCACGGGTCTTTAGCGCCCAGGACTGTTCGCAGACCACGCTCACTGCGGGGTGCGCGAGCGCCCGGTTGTGTGTGCTGACTTGCTGCCCGCAGGTGCCGGAGGATTTGGCTCGGTATCAAGTCAGTTTGTACAACACGGGTGTGACAAGTGGCCCGTCAGTGCTGCGTACCCAGTCCACGACTGTCGCTGGCTGCAACCTTGCCTTGTGCGAGGTCGAGGTGGTTATCACCGCTGGTGATCCGTCGTGGTACGCCGAACCGGTTACCGTCTTCAGCGGTCCGGTAAGCCCGCATTTCGTGGGCCCTGATGAGTTCTTCGACATCACGCACCCTTGTTTTAGCGGCTATTGCGCGCCGTATGTGGTGAACGGGTGCGAACCGACTGAGGACATTTTGGATGTCAATATCCCTATGCCATGTATTGGTGACGTGAGTGGTGTTTTCAACCACTACTCGATTCCGCTGGACTTTTCGGGCCTCAGTTCGTGGATGGATCTGGTGCCAACGATCTACTACACGGCGTCACCGGTAGCTCCGGACCCGGGATTCTTCGGCTTTGAGGGCCCGGTCGGGATTACGATGCGCCGCCCCACTGCCGACCAGCCGTGTGGTTCCGCTACCCCCGACTATTGCACTGCCTGCATGGAGCTGTTCGTGCCCGGCATGACACTCGGCATCGAAGGCGTTTTCGACTTTGTTTCCCAGAAGGGTTTTCAAATAGCGTCAACGACCGGTTTGTGTCCAATACCGGTATACGGGCGAACCCTGGCGCCGTTCGACTGGCCGACCGTCACCTGCGGGCCGGAAATGTGCCTGGATTTGTATGTAGATCAGGCATCCGACGGTCGTGCCCAGTTCATCACCTTCGATGTTATGCGTCGCCAAGACGCCATCGCCTAAGGACTTGTGATGGCTATCGGATGCCCAGAACGATACGCAGTCAACGTCAGTCGCCAGGCCGGAAACATGACTCTGCAAGGCCAGCACCCGACTGTTACAGGCCAGCTCAGCGACATCGCCAGCGTCGAATGGGGTCGCATTCTCAACGACATCGCGACCGCCACCATTGTCGTCACTAAATGCCCCGACAACTGCGCCCTATTCGCTGAGCCATTTGAAGATTCTGTCCCAGCCCGACCGTGGTCACACGAGGTACGAATCTTCCGGGATAACACAGTCGCTTTCGAGGGCCCGATTGTGCGCGTGCGAGACCGGCCGACCGAGATCGAAATCCTTGCTTACGACATGGTTGGTTGGGTTAACCGGCGGGAGGTCCGCGAGGCCTACACGCACACTGGGGACGCGGTCACGATTGCCGCGAATCTACTGGATACATATTTTCCGCCATCGGATCCGTGGCTGATGTACCAGGTTCTCAACACTGCCGTGGGGTCGTTGGATGTGGAGTACGACCGTGCCCAGTATGTGATCGGGCAAAAGTGGGCTGACTTGGTGAAGTCGGGCCTGAACTACAGCACTCTTGGCCGCCACATTCTGATGTTTGGACAAACGCCTGCGAATGTGAGCACTCCCTACCTGCTGAACATCGGCGACATTCTGGGTGAGGCCGAGCTGCTTCTAGATGGACTGGACTTTGGTACCCACGCAGTGTGTTTGGGGGATGGGCTGGCCCACGGTGTCGGGCCAACAGCTAGCGATGAGGCGCTGTTCGGCAAGGTCACCTACCCGCCGACACGGTTTCCTGACGTCCGAGATCAGGCCGATCTAGTCGTGCTGACCGAGGCGTTCTACGACCGTAAACGCGATATGAAGCCACGGCTCGTTATACCGAGCGGCTCCACGTTGTCGTCGTCGGCGGAGATATATGCGACGGGCTACGAGTTGTATTCCGATGTGGAGTTGGTGGCGTTGCCGCAGTTGATGTGCGGCTTCAGATACGACATTCAGGTACAGGAACCCTATTGTCATCCCGGAAGGTACCCAATGCGCCTTGGTCAGCTTAAAGTGGCATGGACACCAGAAAAAGGTGAAACTGTGCAGGTGTCCTTTACGGACCTCGGTGTCCTACCGGAATAGGGGTACACGATGGCAGACAGTGGGCCACCCATCGACGGATACGAAGCACTCATCCGCGAAGTCACCAGCCTTCGCAACAGGGTGCGTGCTCTGGAAAACGGCAGCGGGCGCAGCATTGGCATCGGTACCTCGTATCGGATTGAAGTCCGCGGAGCCCTAGCTGCTGCGCAGTTGTGGGCGGTCCGCTCCGCTGACGGCAACTCCACCCAGCTGGCCCCGTAGGTAGGTGCGGTATGGCCAATTGCGGATGCGGTACACAGCTGGACGCGGTGCCCACGCTGCTAGTTAACGAGGGTCCCGGCACGCGGGTTGATGGGTATTTTCAGAACCCCGGCATCACCATCTCCGCTCGTGCTGGCGGCGCCTGGCGGCCCTTCATACCTAGTACCTTCAGCTTCTCCCTCGGGGATGCTGAGCTTTGGTGTCGCTATCTCCTTGACGGCAAGACCGTCGACATCGTCTACAACATCCTCTTTGGCTCAACCAGTTCCTGGACAGCGAACGAGTTCGAGCTTGCGATTCCGTCCGGATTGACAGCGCCCCTATATTCCACCTCTGACCTGTACGCACTGCACCAGTTTGTTGGCGATTGGTCAGCTTTCGACAGAACCGCAGGTCTCTGGTATGAGGGTCGCGCCTTTCTGGGCACGCCTAGCGGAACATCTCACCACATCCGGATGCGTACCGGCGACGACCTCGGCGCGGCGGGGACGGCGGACTCGGTCCGCCAGGGCACACCATTCACTTTCGCCACCGGCGATGAATTGTCGGTCAATGTACGAATCGAGTTGAGCTGATGGCCACACCATGCCTGTGTACTGAGCCGGCTGCGGGGCCGACCTGTGAGCTGATCGCCGGCCCGGGGATCACCATTAACACTGTGGACGATCAGCACACGGTGACCGCCACGAGCGCATTAGCGTGGCAGGCGTGGACGCCGGCGACTACCAACTTCACATTGGGCAATGCGGTAAATGCTTCCCGGTATCTGATTAACGGCAAAACTGTTGATCTAGTATTTGCTGTCCGATTCGGAACGACGAGTACGTGGACGGCGACGGCATGGGAGATCGGTATGCCGCCCGCATGTACCCCTTACCTCGCGCCGAGCACCCTCGGGGTTGGGCATGTCCGAGGCCGCGCCAGCTTCAAAGACATCACCGCGGTGGACCAGTTCTTCAAAGGCGAAGTCTTCGTGTCCAGCACTGGGTTGCCGTTGCGTTTGCGGTTCGGTGACGACGCCGGCGGAATCGGCACGTCCGGCAATGTCCGACAGGGCACACCATTCACCTTCGCCAATGGTGACGAGATCGTGTTTTCGACAAGGCTCGAGATTGTTTAACAACGTTGGGGTAGTGGAAGGAGGTCTGTTGCCATGCCGCCACCCAGACAAATGACCCGCCGCATGACCCAAATCATGGACATGCGCGCCCAAAGATGGTCATACCGGCGAATCGCTAACGCTCTCGGCATCTCCCATGTCGCGGCATGGCAGACCCACCAGCGGGCCATCGCCAACATGAGCCTGCTCGACCTGCCCACCGATATCCCACCACCACCCGACGTTGCGACCCGGCTGCAAGCGCATTTGCGGCGTGCGGAAGAAGTCGAATTCGTCGAGGCCCGCATCACCGACTACCTCGAAATATTCGAGCTCAGCAAAGCAAAGGGCCGCCTCTCCGTCGCCGTGCAAGCACTCGACGGGATGCACCGCTACCTCGAAACTCTGCTCAAGCTTCAAGGCGTTGCCGCGCCCGACCAGGTGCAACACACGATCTCCATCGGCGACCTTCAGAAGCAGCTGAAAACCATCGAGGGGGAACTAGCCGGCAGCGACGTCAGCGAGACGACCGATGCTGACACTGGCTGAAGTCTCTGAACTGCGGGAGCGCGCGGACCTGATCCGGCGCATCCTCGACGGGCAGCGTCGACTGGATCTGAAACGTCTCACTCGCGACAACCCGTGGCTGAAACTCGCCCGCCCCAACCAACTACCGCCGCCCGGCGATTGGAGTGTGTGGCTGATCCTGTCCGGCCGCGGCTTCGGAAAGACGCGGGGAGGGTCGGAGTGGATCGTGGACGAAGCACTCAACGATCCGGGCACTGTGCGCGGGGTAGTCGGCGCTACCTGGCGGGATACCCAAGACGTACCGATCCGTGCCGTGCTGGATGTGTTGCGGCGGCGCAATATCGGCTACCGCCTACACAAATCTGACTTGCACCTGACCCTCGCCAACGGCTCGGAAATCATCGGCTACAGCGCCGACAAACCCGACCGGATCCGTGGCGCGAACCTGTCCGGTGCCTGGTGCGACGAGCTCGCCCACTTCCAATACGCCGCCACTTTGTGGGATGAGGCCTTAGTGCCGGCGGTGCGTATAGGTGAGCGGCCGCGGATCCTGGTCACCACCACGCCGCGCCCTATTATGCTGATCAAAGAGCTGTTGGGGCGTGACGACGGGTCGGTGGCTGTGGTGCGCGGCTCCACATTCGACAACGCCGCCAACCTTTCTAGTGCTGTGCTGGCTGAGCTGCGACGACGTTATGAAGGCACGCGCATCGGTCGCCAAGAACTCTACGGTGAAGTCCTCGACGATGCCGAAAACGCCTTGTGGAACCAGGACCTACTCGAGGCGGTCCGCTGGGATAAACCAATACCGAAGTTGGCCCGCCTGGTGGTGTCGGTGGACCCGTCCGGGTCAGCCGACGGCGACGCCACCGGCATTGTCACCGTGGGCATCGCCGCCGACAACGTCCTATATGTGCTGGCCGATGACACTATTAAGGGCAGCCCAGAGACCCGCTATGAACAGGCATGCCGTGCCGCGCGGCGGCATGCGGCGAACGTCATCGTTTATGAGGCTGCCTATGGCGGGGACAACATTGCCCATGGTTTACGTGCGGCGTGGAAAGCCACTGGTGGCGAGCTAATGCCGGCCTTGGTTGCTTCCCCAACAAAGAAGTCTAAAGAGGACCGGGCCCATCCGGTTGTGGCGCTGTATGAGCAGACCGCCAATGGCTTTCCTCGCATCTACCATCCGCGGCCTGTGCCGGAGTTGGAGGAGGAGATGGTGCAGTGGGAGCCGGGTATCGGCTGGTCACCGAACCGGATTGATGCCCTGGTGCATGGGGTGCGCTATTTGGTTGGTCCTGGCTTCGATTTTGCGGAGCTAACGACTATGGCAGGCTTGCCGGATTTGCCTGCTATATCTTTGTAATGACGTCACCGCTGTTTACCACCATCCTGTTAGCTATCGGGGCGACTGCCCGCATCACGCACTTCCTGCTATTCGATGCACTGTTTAACCGTCCTCGCATCTGGATCTTGAACAAAGTGCAGCGCGGCTGGTGGGTGAAGTTGTGGTCGTGCCCGGCGTGCATGTCGATTTGGGCTGCGGGTCTGATCGTGGTGCCGTGGGCGGCACTGTCCGGTGGTTCGGCATGGTTTGTGTGGCCGGCTCTCGTTTTAACCGCTTCCTGGTTTGTAGTCGTCACGTCCTAGAAAAGGTGCCTTGTTAGCTGATGCCGCGAGGATGCTGTTAATGCATGTTTGGCTGTACTGTGCTTATAACAGTTGTTTAGCGGGGCAACGAGGTGTTTAGTGAATTTCCGTGATCTGTTCAGCCGGTTTCGCCGGCCGAGCACGCCACCCGCGATCCAACTCATCAGTCCGGAAGTCCACACCTACGCCTCGCTGTCCATGGCGTCCATCAGCGACATACGGGTACAACGCCAAGACCCCGGAATATGGCTAAAAAAAGCGTGGGACTTTTACGACACTGTCCCGGAAATGCGTCTGGTAGTCAGCTACCGCTCAGCGGCGTTATCCCGAGTCAAACTCGAGATCGGACGCCGCGTCGACGACGAGGTGGAAACTGTCACCGACGCGAGATCACAGGCAGCTCTCGACGTCCTGTTTGGTGGCTACAACTACCACTCCACCGGCATGGCCCGCCTCGCTGAACTCTTCACCGTGGCCGGTGAGGCATACCTCCTCATCATGGACAACCCGCAGGGCATCGACACTGACGAATGGCTGATTGTCCCCGCCGATCACGTCGACACAGCCCAGCTCCGTCTACGTGACGGGCACGTGCTCGGGCAGGTGCAGGTCACCCACCCACTCACGGGCCAGCCCACGACACTGCGAGTCGGTGTCGACAAGTTCAACTTGATCCGCGCTTGGCAGCCGCACCCTCACCAGTTTTGGGAGGCCGACTCACCCACCAGGGGCGCGATCGCAACGCTGGAAAACATCAAGTGGCTCAACGCATCCATCCGCTCAGCAGCACAGTCCCGGGTGGTAGGTGGCGGGATTTTGCCGTGGCCGTCCGAACTACGGCAGGAAGCAACCGTCAAGGGCATGCCAGACGGGCTCACGCAGCGCCTGTATGAGGCCATGACCGCGGCGCGGGCACGACCGGATGCGCCCGAGGCGAGTGCTCCGATCGTGGCGCACATGCCCGCCGACATCATCCCCAAACTGGTTAAACAGCCGATCTCGTTTTGGAGTGACTATGACGAGCAGGTCATGGAGTTGCGGGACGCGGAGATCCGCCGCTACGCCGCAGGCCAACCACTACCTACCGAGAAGATCACTGGATGGGGCCAGCTGAACCACTGGAGCGGATGGCAACTGTCTGAAGAGGACCTCAAGTTTGATATCCAGCCACTCGCCAACCTGATTTGCGGCGTGTTGACCACGCACATCATCCGACCCATTTTGGGTCCCGAATACTTCGCGATCGCCAACTTTGCTGACCTCCTCACCCGGCCGGACCGGACCGAGGAAGCGATCAAGCTGGAGAAGCAGGACATCATCACAAAACCGGAGGCGCGGGAAGCGTCCGGGTTCCCCCATGATTTCCCCGAAGGCGAGGAACCGACGCCCACGCCCACCGGTCCCGACGATGATGAAATCCCCGACGAGCCAACCGGCAACAACCCGCCGCAACGCCCGCAGGCTAGCGACAACGGCACCGAGGACATGACCCGGTACGCGGTCGCTGACGTGATCGCACGCGACCTGATTGCCTGCGCAGGACAGTGGGTGACCACCCATTCCGGTCGAGAAAATCGGCGCTTCTTGCAGGATCTGCCAATCCTTGAACGGCATTTGCGGTTCGCCGCGGGGCCGGATGCGGTCGCCGATGTGCAAGCCCGGGTCGCCGCCAAGTACACCGATGTCATTACCGATGGCGAGTTTGAACACCTCGTCACCTACGTCAGCGGCCTGTTCGCGGCACGGCGCCGACATTCGCGCGCGGACCTTGTGACCTATCTGGATGGTCATCGTGGCAACCCCTGAGGACCTCGCTATCGCCGAGACACGGGTCAAGCAGGCGGTGCTGCGAACCCTTGAACAGTATTTGCAGCTCATCCAACAACGGGTTTTTGCCGATCCGCAGCATCCCGACTGGACCGTGTGGCCATCTACCGGCTGGGATGCGATCGTCGCCGACACACTGATTCCACCGGTGATCGCCGAGTTCGGGCGCATTTACGGCGCTGAACTGGGCGCGTTACCGGCTGAGGTTGCGGCCGCAAGCGCCTCGTTTCAGGCCGAGCTCCAGCAGGTCATCGACGCTGCGGCGATACCGCAAACCGTGCTGACGACCGTCGAAGAAGAGTCTGACACAGCGGTGCTCGCCTCGCTTGCCTTGTTCGTGGCCGCGAGCGCCATCTGGGCCGGTCTCGTCAACGCGACCGCGCTCACTATCGCCGCGGTCACCACCAATGCTGCCGTGTTCGCTGCCGCGATCGCGGGAAGTTTCGCCGGTGCACCCAACCGGTTACTGAAGGTATGGCATGCGGTGATGGACGACCGGACTCGCCTCACGCATCGTCGAGCCAACGGCACCGCGGTTGCTGCCACCGAACCGTTCATCGTCGGCGGCTTCCCGATGCGCTACCCCCACGACCCACTCGGGCCTCCGCAGGAGGTCGTCAACTGTCGCTGCGTCATGTCATTGAGGAGTACGCCATGAACCTCGACTATTCGCAATTTGCTGATGATGTGCATTGGCGGGGCATCATGGCGGTCATTAACACCGCCGATGCTGGCGGTCGGAAGATCGTGCAAACGGGACGGATTCCCCTTGCCCGGCAGCTGCCGCTGTCGCTGCGGTACAAGCCAGCTGACTGGCCGGGCCACGACGGGGCCGTGAACGTGGGCTCTATTAATAAGGTGTGGCTTGAGGGCAATTACCTGTGGGGTCAGGGCCGGTTCGACTTCGCCGACCCGACCGCACGTGATGTCATACGCAAGATCCGCAACGGCTTCGTCAGGCACATGTCAGCTGACATTGAGCAGGGCACCTACAAGCTGATCGCCACCACCATCTTGGACACCCCAGCGTTCGAGCAGGCACAGTTCACCGCGATCTACATTCCGGATGAGGTGCAGAGCCTGGCCGAGGCGCCTCCACCGCGGCGCGAGCTGGTGGCGTTCGCGTTCAAAGTCGTCGGCGACATGGACCTGCCCCTAGCCGATCGGGGCCGGTCGTGGGATTCGGCGGCGGCCGTGAAGCGGATCGCTGCGTGGGCGAGCGAGGCCGGGGAACTGGAGCCGGCTCGCTACCGGCGCGCCTTCTTCTACCAAGATCCGGATTCCGACCCTGCCGCACAGGGGTCGTACAAACTCCCTTATGCCGACGTGATCAACGGCGACCTTGTGGCCATCCCGAAGGCGATACAGGCCGTGGCCGGCGCCCTGCAGGGGGCGCGCGGAGGTGTCGATATCGCCGCATCGGACGCGGCAACGATCAAACGTCGGGTATCGGCCTGGTATCGCAAAATGTCCAAAAAGTTTGGGGAAAAGATGAGTGCACCCTGGGACAAAGACGACACATTCGCCGCCGAGTCGGAACAGGCTGTGCCAGCCGAAGCGGCCGCGGTGGAACAGGATGAGCCCGCGAAAGACAACCTGGCGGCCCGCAAAGCGGTTGTCGCACAAGCGCAGGCGGCACTCGCTGCTTACGACACTGTGGGGGTCCTGTAATGGCATGCGGATCATGCGGCGGGCGCGCGCTACGCCAGCAGCAAGCTGCGCGAGCCGGTAACGGTGCACGAACCAGATATGTTGCGCGTTACGTCTGGAAGTGGGTGTCGCAGGATCAAAGCGAATCAAAAACTTTCGACACCCAAACCGAGGCGGATGCGTGGATGGCAGACCATCCCGGGTCGCTGTCGGTTGTGGACGCCAACGCGATGTGAGCGCTATCTTTGCTGATAGCACGCGCTGTGTCGGTGGCTCGGGTACTGAGCGGGTCGCGGGTCACCGACTCTATTAGGTCGCCGCCAACGCGAGAGCGTCTTGCGTCTTCAGTAGCCCATGTACATAGCTGGGGTACCAGCGCCGCCCGCCGCGGGGTGTCGGGATCTGCTCAGCATTGAGCTCATTGCAGATCGCCTGCAACGTTGAGCCGCCAGCACGCAGGCCCAACACACGCACCAGGATTTCGTCGGGGCATTCGCGGGGACGACCGAGCCGAACCCCTTGGGCCTTGAGGACTGCGAGTGCATCTGTGGTGCGTTGACCGATGGTGCGACGCTCCCACTTGGCGATGGCGGCAACGATGTTGGCCATCATTTCGCCGGCTGGCGTGGATAGATCAACGTTGACATCTAACGCAACCAGCACCCACTTGTTCTCGCGGGCTTCATCCAGCAGGGTGTCGGCTTGCGCGACGCAGCGTGTGAGCCGGTCGAATTTGGCGACGATGATGCCACCGATCTCGCCGGACCGGATCCGCTCCAGTACATGGTTGAGTCCGTCGCGGTCGGTGCGGCCGCCGGAGGCGTGCTCGGTGACGATGTCGACGAGGTTCCAGTCGGGGCGGGCAGCAGCGGCTGCGCGAATTGCTGCTATTTGGGCGTCGAGACCGGCTATCTGCTCGTCTGTCGATGTTCGTGCATATCCGAGCATCTGTACCCGGTTGCTGTCATCTTTGCTGGTTGTGTGCCGTGACACGGTGGTCATCCTTCGTGGGGTAGGAATGGCGCCGTTGACTCTTTATGCTTTCTGGTAATCGGGCGTTTACCAGAAAAAAGGGCTGCGGATCAGGGCGTAAACACCGGGCATTTGTCAGCACCGCAGGGGCAGTAGCGGTAGCGGGGGTCGGTGCCGTGGCCGGGAATGTTAGGGATGGTCATGGCATGGTCCTGTTATCGCGGATCCAGCCGAAGCCGGCTGAGGTTTGGTGCCCGAGTCCCCAGCACCACAGTGCGCGGAGGGCATCAGGATGAGCATCGACGGCGACGGTGGCAAGGTGCCCTGTTTTTGGTGCACCGTCTTCTTTGTCGTCCCCGAGTGTTTTGTAGGTGATCGCGTCACTGGTTGATTTGATGCCCAGAACCATGGCGCGATCAGGCAATCCCAAGGACTTCAGCTTCTTCCGCGCGTTGTATCCCAGTTGCGGCATGTATTGCTTATGGCCGGGAGCTAGCTCGCGGGTGGTGCCGTGACTGGCGCGGACCAGTATTGGCGTGCAGGTGTGCCACCGGACAGGTCCCCGGTTGGGCATCGGGGGCGGTTCCATGATGGACCATTTTTCCAGGTGAAGAGCGGCGCCGCCCCAGTCGATGAACTGCCATGTTCGGAGGGTTTGTACCCATGCCTGGCCGATGGGCGCCAGAGGCGTGCCGATCTCGATGATGCCGGTACGTTTCCCTGATGGTTCTGGCGGATCGAGGTGGAGGCCGCCATGGCCGAAGGGCGCCAATCCTCGCCATTGGTGGGCATGTAGCAGCTGGCCGAGGGTGGGGTCAGCAGCGGTCAGCATGCCATAGAGCATGGAGCGGCCGGGGCGGAGCAGGTCGTCGTGCCCGATGGCGGCGCGGGTGTGCACGTGGAGGCGGATCCTCATGATGGTGTCCTGTCGGGGGTGGGCTGCCACAGGTGGGCGCGGTTGTCTCGGGCGTGGGCCATGACGTCGGCGTAGTAGGTGTCTTCCCACTCTTCGTGTCGGCTGCGTGTCGATGCGTTGGGCATGGCGGTGCCGAGCGGATGAACGCGCAGGGTTCGCCGGTCGTAGGCGCCGGCGGCGGTCATGGCGTAGGCCGGGTGGATCGGCAGGTCGTGTTTTTGGAGGTAGGCGAAGACGTGGGTGGCCTGCCAGTGTCCGATGGGTCGGCAGGTGGTGGCGGAGCTGTGACCGTGGACGGCGTGTGTCATCCGTCGGGTGCGTGACTCTTCGGCGCGCACCCCAGTGATACGCCGACCGTAGTTGGTGAACACGACGGCTAGGGCGTCGTATGCGGGGGCTTGGTCGTGGCCTGGTTCACCGCGTAGCGGCACGGGGAAACTGTAGGTGTGCTCGTGGTAGTCCACATGCGGGTATCGGGCGAGGAACGCGTCGCGAACGTCGGCGACCTCTGGTGTTTCCCAGTCTTGGCAGCGGGCGAATCGTATCGGTATTGGCAGGCCGGACAGTGCAACCAGGTGGCATAGCACGGTGGAGTCTTTACCCCAGGATGTCGAGGCATAGCACGGACCCTGACCGGCGTAGTGGGTGATGATGTCGATGGCCTGCTGCTGATATTGCTGGAGCTGCGGGTCTTTAGCGAGTAGTGCGTCGTATCTACTGAGGCGGTCCCAGTGGGCGCGGTCGGCGGCGGTGAGCCGTGGTGAGTCGATCAGCATGCCGGGGCCTGTTGACTGCAGGGCATGCGTCGGCTGGGGTGGTGGTAGGGGGCTCGGATGCTGTCGGGTTGCCCACCAGCGGCTGGCCAGGTTCGGTCTCGCCACCGCAGGCGCGCATCTGGGTCGATAGCAACGGTCCATGACAGGACGCGCCCATTGCCGTGCCGGGTGTGACGGCCAACCGCATGCACGCGGGTAAGCAGTGTGCGCAGCGGATCGGGGTCAGCCAGGGCCCACCAGTGCAGCTCGAGGGTGATGACGGCCTCAATGGGCCGGTCGCGGGCTTTCAGCGGCCCCGCCGATAGGTGATGTTTCGCGTCGTGGCCGAGGCGGGCCATTACCTCGGTTTCGGGGCGGCGCCGAATGTCGACCACTGTGTGGGCCGGGTCTTGGTAGTGGGCACGCGAGCACGCCCAGCCCCACACGGTGTCACCGTCTCGGGTGGGGTGTTGGGTGGTCCATGTGGCTAGCGGCAGCATGAAATCGGTGGCGGCCTCGGCAAGTGGGGGCAGGCTGTCGTGGCCATATTCGGTGACGTGATCGAGCCAGGCCGCGTAGGCCAGTGGGCCGTCCAGGTGCAGTGCATTGGTGGATAGGCCAACGATCGGCTCCCCGGTGTGGGCTGTGACCCGCACCGGCTGCCAGCGTGGATCCGTGGTGGTGTCGGCGACCGGCTCGGCGAGGATGGTCATCCCACTACCTCGGTGAGCAGGGCGGCAATGTCGTCGCGGTGGGTGGTGACATGCTCGGTGTAGGCGGCCGTCAGATCGTCAACGTCACCCAATGGGCGCAGATCGATGTCCAGTTGGCACACGCCAAAGCCAGTGCCGCGTTTACCACCCAAACTGATCAGCCGCCGACCGTCCGAATTCAATGGAGCGACCTCAGCCAACGCTGCGGCGAGGGCGGCGCTATGCCCACGGGTGGGGGCCTGCAGGTGCAGACCGCCGACCAGCACAGCGCCGGGGCGAATCGTCTCCAGGTCATAAATCATTTGCGTCGTCGTCAACGGTGCACCCAAGTCCAGCAGCTGATCTGGATCTGTGCTCAGATAGCGTTCGACGGGTGTGGAGGCGGTGTCGTGTCGGACACCGAACGAGTCGCTGCGCATCGCAGCACAGCTCAACTCGGCGTGCGGATGATTGTGCAAGTGTGCTGGTAGCCGCCACAGGTTCTCGGCGCAGACGAGGTGCAGATTGTCGACATACAGGGTCCCGGCAACAATGTCAGACCGCGCCGAATATCCCATCGCCGACAGGCCATGCAAGTGCGTCATGACACGGCGGTTAAGACCGAGATCGACTTGGTTACCGGTGGTGGTGAGTGCACCACCTGACCACAGTAGATCGATGACGCGTTTGGACAGTGCGCCGCCGTCAAGGTCGAGGGTGCGGCACAGGTGCCAGGCCAGTCCAGCGCGCAGGCTGTGTCGCAAGCTGTTACCCGACACATAGGGGACTGCGAGACGGCGGCCGTCGGGCAGTACTACGTCTTGAGTGCGTAGCAGTTGCGTGTTACCGGCGTTGCCTGCGCCGTGGCTGATGGGTTCCAGGGCGGTGCACGTCAGCGGCATGCTGACGGTGGGTTGCGCCGCGAGGCTAGTCAGGTCGGTCATTTGGCGTCCTTTCGTGCTTTGCGGTCCATGCGCGCGACCGCGATGATCCAAATCGTGTCGCTGCGCATAAGCTCACTCCACGCAGCAAACGTTGACGGGTCGGCGAGTTCGGTGGCGATCGCTGCCAGCTGCTTGCCTGTCTTATCTGGCAGGCTGTCGACAATTTGCAGCTTGTCGCAGATGCGGGTAACAACCTCAGAAAAGTGTGTCCCGGACGCTCCCGTGCGTAGCGCTGTCTGTGCCCGAGTCCAATACGTTTTGCCGAGCGTGTCCGGGTCCGCTGCGTCCAAGATCGCGTTGATCAGTTTGGATCCCAACGCGATCAGCTGGTCGTGGTCCAACGGAGCCGGTTGGGTAGGTGCGACAGTATTCATCGATGTGGTCCTTATTCGGTAGGAAGCAGCACAAATGCATGAGGGCCCCGGCTCGCCATGGCCGCAACACCGCCGCACATTCCCGCCATAGCTGCAGAGTGTCGGGAGTGAACTTGTGGCGGATCGGGGCAAGAGTTTCGATTTCATCGGCGGCGAACCCGGCGTGACGTAGCGCGACCACCTGGCTGAACACGCGGCGGAAGTCCGCTGGGGTGGCTGTCACGTCGAGGCCATCCATCCGGACACACCACTGGCCACGCCCCGTGTTGACGGCGGCGTAAGGGACGTGATGTTTTTGGCCGGACTCGGCAATGGACACCAACCACACACCATCCGGCGGGTCGGCAAGAGTATTGACAATGGCACGCATGTCATTACGGGCCGTCAAATACAGATGTTCACTGCCGCACGGCGCCTTGGGATGGCTGGTGGGCACCGGCCTATCCGGGCGGGCTAAAACAGACCACATGCGCAATGTATTGGGCGGTTTACCACTACACGCCCACACGCAGGTGTCGCAGACGCGGTCACTGTCACGACGCGCCATCTCATAATGGTCGGTGTAATTAGTTCCTAAAGCCTTACGGGCCGCAAACGTTATCTGTGCATCGCGGCCACACATCGCACACTCGACGCCGACATCAT